AAATAATATATATAATATACAGGCTTAAAATTTAATTTTAAAATATACCTTGACAAGAAAATGATAGAATGATATTGTTTTATTAAATTAAAAAGCATTCGGGCAACGGGCGGAGCTGATCCGTCGAGGTCCCGAAAGAAACGGACTTCATGCAGCCGGTACAGTCGAGATCATTGTGATCTGATTGTATCAGTTGCATTTTTTATTTTAAGTATTCCAGTACTGGAGAGAGGAGATGTCGATCATGTCAGCAGTTGAAACGCAGGAAGTAAATAATACAGTTGATGTTTTTAAAGATGACATTGACATGTATATAAATCTCTGGATGGAAGAGAGGAATATAGAGGATTTATGCAAAATATCACAGAATAGATGGTATAACTGCTGTAAATATGTCTATGAGAATGTATTTAAAGTTAATCCAAAGTACTTAAAGGATGATAATAATATTAATAATGCCTATGATACAGATAAGGTTAACGAGGTATTAGATATATATATAGACCTGTGTAATGACTACGAGAAAGTAGTGAATATTGTTGGATTTACATTCTTTACCGGAATACACAGAGACACGTTAAACGGATGGGTTAATGGCGTTCAACTTGCCTCATCAGGTTCCGACATTTGCAAAAAACTTGACGAAATGCGTGAGGAAAGTTTGGTAGGTTTGCAAGTTTCCGGCAAAGGAAATCCAATGAACTACATGCCATCACTCAACAAGTATTGCGGCTTTAATATGCCGGGCGTAAGAGACCAGGGAGCCAGAGCAAGAGCATTGACAGCTTCGGAGCTCCCAAAACTGGGAGGCGGGAATTGTGCGAGATTGCCGGACAACTTTGACAATTCAAGCCCAGATAATGGTGAAATCGTGATAGACAATTCAAACAATTTAAAGCCCAGTGTTTAATGGTCTTAAGGCGCATTAAATCGTTGATACATTACGCAAAACAAGGGTTTTGCGAATAGTTGTAAAATACGAATGGAATTGAACGAACAATTCAAACAATTTATCAATGTTCAAAGCATGATTCTGCATGGAGGGGGAGGGGGTTTGATAGGTTGAGAAAATCAGCACTACTAAGTCCTTTAAATATCCTCAAAAACAAAAAGAGATTGGATGGAAAAGTATGAGAGTAGTATCACAAAGCAAAGACGTTTCGCTTGATTTTGACCGGACCGAATTTAGAACAAGCTATGAATGCATAAGCGCTACTTTTGATGGAAGAACTTTTGCCATTGGGAAATATGCTACACCAGAACGAGCAGCAGAAGTATTTATGGACATGCATAAAGCATATGCGCCTGTACAGGTAGTTTGCACAAATATGGACGAGAAACAAGTCTCTGCATTAGTTGCAGCATCACAAAATACACCGATTAGATGCGTCAAGATGGATGATCCAAGGATGGCAGCAACAGTATTTGATAACCTTGTTTACTATATGCCGGAGAAATAGATTGCTTGCATTGCTCGTTTGCCAAATGGTAAGGCACTGGGTTTTGATCCCAGCATTTATCGGTTCGAGTCCGGTACGGGCAGTTTTGAAAATGGAGGTAAATCATGTTGATTTTAAAAACAGTCATAACAACATTTGATGCCCTTGCGATTTTGACGTTTTTCTTGCTTGGAAGAGATAGCAGCAACGAAAAGGACGCTGTGGCAGTCTGGGGATCACTTATTGCATTGTTTCTTGTCAATATATTTGCAATGTGGAGATGATGATATGGTTTTGTATGACCCGATATTTGGTATTCGCTTCTTGCCGGAGATTTTAACTACGGTCGGAAGAATACATATAAGCAGAAAAAAACATGCGGGAGAAACCGACGTTCTGGATCTTGACAGTGACGCTGAGCACCAGTCTGAGAAGTCGGAGCATCCAGTATAGCTTAAGTCCACTGGCATTCGGTTTTTGCAAGAAAAAACTCGGCGTAAGCAATTATTCGGTGTTAGTGGACGTCGGCAAAATAAAAAGATCAAAAATACTATCATAAACGGCGCGCTATGCGCGCTGTGACGGAACGTAGCTCAGTTGGCAGAGCACTCGGCTTATATCCGAGCGGTCGCAGGTCCGATTCCTGCCGTTCCGATGGAGGAATGGGTTTAACGATCCATTCCGTAAATTCTCCTTCTTGGTGTTTTTCATGACACATCAATTTTGTATATCCGCTTAGTAAGGTGCTTTAATTAGAGGTATGAGCATGATTTTAAACTGTGTAAATTGTGGCGCACCAATTGAAAGTGACAAGAAAGCGTGCCCTTATTGCAAAACTCCATATGGTTTACGTACAAAGATAGAACTGGAACCATATATTGATTCAAACGGAAGGATTTGCAGACATGAACCGGAAATGATAGAAGTAACAACTTTGGAAGATTGTGAACATAGGTTTATTAGGAAGTAATTGAAATGTGTGATTTTTGCAATGGGAAAGAATCATATAAAACTGCATATGGAGAATTTAAAATCAAAAAATTGGGCTATATAAATGTTATTCAATGCCATATTGATAAATGTCCACAGTATGCTAAATGTTGTAGCAATGGAATGAACGTAGCGATAGCAATGGAAATTGAATTTTGCCCGATGTGTGGTAGAAAGTTGGTGGAAGAATGACGTGTTATGATTGTGCTTACCTTGGATTTGATAGAAACGAAGTTGTAGGGATGGCTGAAATGTGCAACCATCCGGGAAAATGGATTCCTGGTGCTGGATTTGCTGACAGTGAACATGAATGTGAATTTTTCAAAAAGAAATCTGGAGTTTCTAAATGGGATTCATATTCCGAAGATGAAAAAGAAAAGGCCAGGGAATATTTCCAAGAATACTATGTTCAAAATCCTGTTGGCGATTTAACATGCGAACAGGCTTGGGCACAGTTCGTTGAATATTTAAAAACTACTGATTCAAATGCATGATTTGATAGGAGTATTGAAGAATGAGCATGGCAGAAGTAATTGAATCAATAGAGCGTGAAGCACTTAGAGAAGCACAATCGCGCGAAATAGGCGGTAGAAACGGCGAGCCTATAGATTGTTCCAATTTAGAAGATGAACTTGTTATTGTGGCAAATAACGAGGCAGACAGGCAAAAACTTTATGAATGTTTTTATAAACAAGAGCCTATCGAACCTAATAATAAAAAATGCAACCTGACCTTTTGCCGATATAACACAGACAGAGAATGCACTAATGACGAAAAGAGAAAAGAATGTGTCGAAGTGGCTGAAAAGGTTTTATGCGTAGATAAGGAGAAATTTATGGATGAAATAAGAGAAGCTGACGAGAAGCAAGCAGGAAGGTGTTGTGTGAGAATGGAAATGATTATTGATTTTATAAAATCGTGGTTTTACTATCCGAAGATGAAAAAGTATTTGAAAGACAGATGTTGCATTTACTATTCGCAATCAAGGCTTAATTATGCGTTGTGGCATTGTAAATTCTCAAAGAAAATAGAAAAAGCAAAACAAAATATCGACAACAACGATATTTCAGAGTGGACTTGTCAATATCAGCAAGAACCAATAATAAGAAAATAAAATAATATTACCGGCTAACAAATGGAGTTAGTCGCTACCCTAAAACAGTTATAGGCAGAGGTCAAGGCACTTCTGCTTTTGCGGAGGTGCTTTTCTTTTGGCAAGTTCAAGCCTAATTTCCACAGTAAATGGATATGAAAATTACATACAGGTGCATGGCGTTGATGAACAGGTAATAGATGCCATGGAAGAAGCGGCAAGGGTAGCCATTCTGACGGAAAAGGATGTTGAGTATGGATTAAAGGTTTCTGCCAGAGCGAAAGAACTGACGGAGCAGTTTATATTTCAATCTACAGGTGGCACACCATGGGATTTAGAGAAATATTCATTCCAAAACAAGGTATCTTATGAAATTCTGGACAAATACTACGGAATTTTGCTTTTAGAAGCGCAAAACAAAGTTGTGGATAGTGCTTTCCAGTATTTGGAGAAGAAAAGAGATCCTAAAGAACGGTTTTATATGCCAAGAAGAAAGCAATTTCTCAAAATAGGGCTTACACAGGCTTTACAAGGCATGATTGATGATAGATATGACATCCTGTGCGTATCCCTTGCTCCGGGAACAGGCAAAACAACGGTAGAAAAAATGTTTCACGCACTTGTTGCCGGATGGTTTCCGAGAGATTTCAGCCTTTTTTATTCGCACAGCGGAGATATTACCAGAATGTATTACGACGGCGTGTACGATATCGTTACAAACGCGGAAGAATATACATGGAATGAAATTTTTCCGGATCTTTCCGTGACAAGCACAAATGCGAAGATGGAGCAGTTTAATGTCGGGAAGTACAAATCGTTTCAATCCGTACAATGTACGTCTGTTGGTAGTAAGAATGCAGGTAAAGTAAGGGCTTCTAAGTTCTTACTGGTTGACGATATGATAGGCGGTATCGAAGAAGCAATGAATCCCATTATCCTTGATAAATTGTGGGATAAATACGCTGTAGATGCCCGCCAGAGAAAGATACAGGACACTGACGGTAAGAACTGCAAGGAAATACATATAGCCACCAGATGGAGCGTACACGACGTTATAGGGCGCATACAGAATATGTATGAGGGAAACCCGCGGGTAAAGGTAATTGCAGTTCCGGATGTAGACCCAGTTACCGGAGAAAGTAACTTTGACTATGAATTTTCTGGGTTTACGAAAGAATTTTTTGAAGACCAGCAATTATTGATGGACGACATATCATATCGCTGTCTCTACAAACAGGAACCGATTGAACGAGAGGGATTGCTGTTTCCGGAAGATAAAATACGTCGGTATCTTAATTTGCCACATGGAGAGCCAGAAATTGTGACCGGTCAATGCGATACAAAGGGAAAAGGAACGGATTACTTTGTTTTGCCGGTATTGCAAAAATACGGAGAGGATTACTACTGTGTAGATTGTGTTTGCGATAACACGGCAGATTATGAGATGCAGTATGAAAATGCAGCAAATGTTTTGACAAACAACAAAGTGCAGGAATGTGAATTTGAGAGAAACGCCGGCGGAGACCGTGTCGCAATGGAAGTAAACAAGCGTGTCGAAAAAAAAGGATGGATATGTAACATTACTGACACACCGACGGAGACAAATAAGGAAGCAAGGATCTTCCAGTGCTCTAACTGGATATTGCAGCACGTTATATTTAAAGACCCATCATTATATAAGCCAAATGAGCCATATGGAGTAATGATGTCTCTTCTCAAGAGATATTCAGTGTCCGGTAAAAAGCAATTGGATGATGTGCCGGATGTATTTTCAAACTTTGCGCTTAGAGTGACAAATGGAAATAACGTAGCCAAAGTAGAAGCGGCAGTAAATCCGTTTAGGAGGTATTGATATGACAACAAAGGACTATCTAAACCAGATAAGCAGGCTTAACCGGATGATAAATAATAAGCTAATAGAGCTTGCACAACTTAAAGAGCTGGCATGCAGCATATCGTCAATTACAAATGAAGAAAGAGTAATGACAACCCCAAATTTTGACAGGATAGGCGCGAAGCAGGCAAAGATTGATGAAATGGAAAGGAAGATCGATGCACTGGTTGATGATTATATCATTAAAAGAGATCAGATTGTCAGTCAGATAGACAGCATGGAAGATGAGAATGTCTATAATGTTTTGTTTTCAAAGTACATAGAAAAAAAGACATTTGAGGTTATTGCAACCGAAATGAATTACTCTTGGAGACAGACAATAAGGCTTCATGGAATTGCATTAAAAAAATTTGAGCAAAAATATGGAGCAACTTATTTGTAAAATGTCATAGAATGTCATATTGAAAAAATGATATAGTTATAATCGAAGAAAGCAACAAAAGTTGAATACTTCACCTCCCCCAATTTAGAGAAGCATCGTAGAGAAATCTCCGGTGCTTTTTCTTTTGCAAAGAAAAGAGGACTTTATGGTATATACACCAAAAACAATATATTGCCCGCGTTGCGGAAGAAAAGTTGCCACACACGATGGGCGTTCAACAATGAACATTTCTGTGGAATGTAGGAAATGCCACAAGAAAGTTGTTTTTTATCCGGAGAATGGAAAAACAGAATTAAAATCTCTTCCGTTTCGTGCAACATCCAGCGGAATGACCTTTATTTAGGAGAAAAAAATGAGAAATGACAAATCTCTCCAAGACCTTGTTAAAGGCTGTTATGGTAGAAAAATTTTATGTACAGATGTTGAAACCATCACAGCAGATAATATTGTCAATGTGGTGGGAGACTGCATCGGAAATTTTTATTACAACAAAACCATCATAGAATATCTTTGGCGATATTACAAAGGTGACCAGCCTGTTTTATACCGTGTAAAGGTGCAAAATGCTGATATTACAAACAAAATAGTAGAAAATCATTCGTATGAGATTGTTCAGTTCAAAGTAGGACAGACATATGGCGAGCCAATACAGTTTATCAGTCGAAAAGATGATGATGAAATTAATCGGGCAGTGGATGCGCTGAATGACTATCTTGTGGATGCGAATAAACAGGAAAAAGACATTAAAGCAGGAGAGTGGCAGTCAGCAACTGGAACATCTTTTAAGGCTGTGAGATTTTCAAATGGAGAAATACCATTTCAGATTGTTGCCCCTACTCCGATGAATACTTGTGTTATTTATAATCGGAGTACGGAAGAACCGGTGATTGCCGTACAGGAGCTTAAGGACGAAGATGGAAGATGGTACAAACTGTGCTATACAGACAATTATTCATGCAAAATTCAAAATGGAGTAGTTTCTGAATGGAAATTGCACGCATTTGGAAGTATACCTATTGTTGAGTTTCCAAATAATCATGAGAGAATTTCTGATATTGAGCTTGTCATAGGTATTTTGGATGCCATAAACAATATGCAGTCAAACAGAATGGATGGAATTGAGCAGTTTGTTCAGTACTGGGTTAAGTTTGTGAACTGTGAAATCGACCCAAAAACGTTTGAAGAGATGAAAATGAGCCATGCTTTGACGGTAAAGTCCAATAACAAGGATAACAAAGCCGATGTTGAGATTATGACGCAGGAACTAAATCAGAGCCAGTGTCAGGTGGCAAAAGATGATTTGTGGGACAATGCCTTGGCAATATTAGCAATACCAAACAGAGAGTCCCAAAACTCTGGAGGAGATACACAAGGAGCAGTATCATTAAGGGCTGGATGGGATTTTTCAAAGACAAGAGCAAAATTAAAAGACCCAATTGTGAAATCGGCAGAGAAGAGACTTGCAAAAGTTGTCTTAAATGTAATACGCGTTAAGGACAATGATTTGAAATTGTCAATGAGGGATTTTGATGTGCAAATCAATCATAGCCCGCAAGACAATATGTATACGAAGTCACAAACACTGTATCAGTTATTGGAGTGCGGAATACATCCTCTTATTGCAATTAAAACGGTCGGACTCTGGGGAGATGCTGAAAAGACATTTCTCTTGTCTAAGCCATACATGGATGCTTTATGGAAAACCATTGATGATGCAGAAGAGCAGGAACAAAAAGCACAGGAAATTGTAAACCAATTAAATAAACAGCAAAATAAGACAGCTACCGAGTAATCGGTGGCTGTTTTTATTTTATAAAAATTCGCAAAGTTGTGAGCGTAAAAATCAACTGTGTCATTCGGTGTCGTTGCACCGCAAAAATTCGTAAAGACATATCGGAGGTAATCAATGAAAAGAGAAGAGTTAATTGCAATGGGTATCAGTGAGGAAAATGTTGAAAAAATCATTGCTGATTACGGCAGTGCCGTACAGAGAGAACAGGCAAAAGCAGCAGAGCTTAAGGCAAAGGCAGACAGCGCAGATGAGTTGCAGAAAAAGCTGGATGAAATGGAAGCAGGAAACCTCACGGAACTTGAAAAAGCAAACAAGGCGTTAGAGACAGCAAATCAGCAGATTGCAGATATGCAGAAGAAAAACGCCATTAGAGACCAGCGCGAAGCATTGATGGAAAAGTTAAAAATCAATGCAGAGCAGGCAAAATCCGTTGTCAAGGATAATGGAAGCCTTGATTATGACGCTCTTGGAAAGATTACAGCCGAAAAGGAAACCGCGGCAGCGCAGGCAAAGGAACAGGAGATTGCGAATAATTCTGCAAATCCGGGCGGCGGTAATAGTAACCAGAATTTAGAGAAAAAGACAGAAGCGGAAAAAATAGCCACAAGTCTTATCTCGGGCAATTCAAAAAGCCAAAACAGCGATGTTTTGTCACATTATTTAGGAGGTAATTAAAAATGTCAAACATGCAATATGAACAGATTTCATATGCCGGAAACGTTCAAATCTTAAAAAGACTGCCTAACGAAGCAATTCCAATGACACTTGATTTTACAGATGTTGTTGAAAAGACGGCTGACGGCAGAAAGATTGTAAAGGCTGGCACACCAATCGGAAAAAATGGAAAGGCAGACAACACGGCAACGGTCGTAGGCATTTTGAGATACGATGTTACAGAAGACAGACCGCAGGGTGTGCTTTTAAAGAAAGCATATATAAATAAAAACGTGGCTGAAAAGCATTCCGGCGTTACATATGACGCAGGCGTTTCTACAGCGCTTCCAATGATTGTATTTGAATAATTTAGGAGGTATATAGATGTTAATTAATGAAGTGTTAAACAGTAAGTCTATTGCGCTTACAACAACAGAAGAAGCAAGTAATCAAATCCCATACCTCGGATTAAATTGGTTTCCGGAAAGAAAGAAACAGGGGCTTGATTTAAGCTGGATTAAGACACATAAAGGGCTTCCGGTATCACTTGCACCGTCAAATTTTGACACAATTCCAACGCTTAGGGCAAGAGAGGGGTTAAGCAAAGAAAAAACACAAATGGCGTTTTTCCGTGAAGGTATGGAAGTCGGCGAAGAAGAAATGCTTGAAATTGAACGTATTAGTTCTACAGATGACCCGTATCTTGCAAGTGCCTTATCAAGCGTGTATGACGATACTAACAACCTTGTGAGCGGCGCAGAAGTTGTGCCGGAACGCATGAGAATGTCACTTCTTGCTACAGAAGCAGGACACCCGGTTATTGCTATTGAAAGTGACGGTGTACAGTACGCATATGATTACGACAAAGACGGTTCATATGCAAAAGACCATTATGCAAAGCTTGAGGACACAAGCATGTGGAGTGACACAGTAAACTCCAAGCCGCTTACTGACCTCAACAACGCTCGAAAAAAGTTACAGAAGAAAGGCAAGATTGCTAAATACGCGCTTATGAACACCAATACATTCCAGTATTTGCTTGAAAATGCACAGATTAGAAATTCAATTCTTGCGCAGAATCTCACGGCAACAATTGAGGTTGATGACGACACGGTAATTTCAGTTGTTCAGAAGCGCACAAAGCTTACAATCGTTTTGTATGACAAAATGTATATGGACGAAGCTAAAAAGGAGCATTATTTTTATCCTGACAACAAAGTAACACTGTTACCGGAAGGAAAACTTGGAAGTACATGGTTTGGAACGACACCAGAGGAAAGAACTGCAAGACAGGTCGCTGACGTTGATGTGACAACATACGGGACAGGAATCACAGTCGCTACAAAGGTTGAGTATGGTCCGCCAATGAAAATGTCAGTATTTGCTTCCGAGGTAGTATTGCCGTCTTACGAAAATATGGATAGCACATTTGTACTTGAGGTTCATCATGATTAATCGGAGGTAGCATATGAAATATCCATATATCGTTATTAAAAACGGGAAATGGTATGAGGCAGGTGAAGAAGTCCCGGACACTGTTTCGGGAGAGAAATCTTCCGGAGGGTACACCAAGACAGAGATTAACAGAATGAGCACTGCTGATTTACAGGCACTTGCCGCTGAACATGGGATCGAGGGTGCAGAAGAAATCAGTGGAGCGGAACTGAAACGCATTTTGATCGAGCAGTTCGGATTATAGGTAGGGAAGAATGGACGAATATACAACATTAGAGCAGGTCAAAATCAGACTGAAACAATTTCATATTGAAACCGTTACGGATGAAGATGGTGTTACTTCTGATGTTGTCGTGTTCGACCAGAAAGAAGATAATCCTTACATTGAACAGCTTATCAAGCAGGCAAGAAATGAAGTGGTAAGCAAGCGGAATTACCCGAAAAGCTACACGGATGAAAAAATATCCGAAGACTTGAAACAGTTTGAGGATGTAATCGTCAATTTATCCGTGTACGACCATTCACAGGCAGGAGAAGCATATATGGCAAGTTATTCAGAAAACGGCGTAAGCCGTAGCTGGAAAGACAGGGAAAGCTTGTTCGTAGGGGTATTCCCGTTTGTAAAATCTTTGTGACCTATCTGCCATGAGTAGAAAAGGAATCTGTTTTTTGCAAAGCAATTATCAGTTTTTTAGAAGATTGTGCGTTACGTTTTGTCGACGTCGACAAAACGTAGCAGGCGGCACACATTGAGCGGTGGTGGGCGGTGTGCCATAAAAATGAAAGGCGGTATATGATTTGACGATTGAAATATCAACAGCAATCATTATAAGCGTGCTGTCGCTTGGTTTTTCCGTCTTTATGGGCTTGAAGAGCAACAAAAGGACAGACAACACGGATCTTGAAGAGCGCGTGCGGGAGAACACACGCATTAACATGAAGTTGGATGCCATTTCAAACAACACAACCGAGATCAAGAATGAAGTTTCGGAGATGAGAAAAGAAATAAATTCTCACGACAACAGAATTATAAAGGTTGAAGAAAGTGTGAAATCGGCGCATCACAGAATTGACGGGATAGAAACCCGTCTTAATGATGAAAAGGAGGTTTAATCATGGATATTATACAGTCTGTAATTGCAAATATGACAATTATTCTGGCAATCATTGGTGCGCTGGCATTTGTTGTGTCTGTGGTAACACAGGTAATCAAAGGTGTAGGCGTATTTTCTAAGATTCCAACGGACATTTTGGTATTTGTTCTTTCTATCGGAATCACGGTCGCTGCGTTTGTGGCATACATGCAGTACATCCAGACATCAATTTTATGGTATATGATCTTGGCAGCTATTATTGCAGGATTTATTGTTGCGTTTGTCGCAATGTATGGATGGGAAAAGCTTTCTGAGCTGTGGAAACGGTTCGGCAAGGATGTGAAGTGAAATGCTTGAGATCAATAAGCAAAAAATGAGTTATTCGCAGCAAAGCGGCAAGGTGCCGGTATATGTGACGGATGATGATGGTAACATCGAATATTCTTCGTACACGGATTCTGATGGTAATGTAATTTATTACCTTGATGATGACGGGAACAAGATACCGAAGACAACCGGAGAGTATACCACAGGTTATGAAAAGCCTGTGGTTTTTTATTCTTCGATCAGCAATAAGTTGAGCGAAGCACTTATAAAAGAATTTGGCGTAGACAATTCCACAAACTTTGTTCAGATTGTCGAGGACAAAGGAAAACTTCCGTTGAGCGTCGGCTCTTTGGTATGGAAACGTTCAGATGTAAAGTACAAAGATGAAGAGGATACAATCGTTGATGAAAATTCGGCTGATTACATCGTAAAAGGTGTCGCAGACGAGGGATTGACGGTTGATTTGTTCTTATTGCAAAAAAATGTGAAGTAGGTGCGGCATGGGAAAGAAAGTAATCACAATGAGCCTGTCTGAAAAGTCTATTCAGAATGCAATACAAGAGCTTAGAGCCTATCAAAACAGCTTAACATATAAATGTCAGCTATTGGCAGAAAAACTCGCGGAAAAGGGCGTAGAGATTGCCAGAGTGCAAATTGCTGACCTTGACGCAATATTCACATCAGAATTGATTTCCAGTATTCATTCAGAATACAAGGGAAGTACCAAAGGAGGCGGGATATGGGCGGTAGTTGCCGGGACGGACCATGCAATGTTTGTTGAATTTGGAACAGGAACCGTAGGACAGCAAAATCCTTATCCAGGGAAACTGCCGGATGGCGTTTCGTGGCAGTATGCAAGTGGAAAAACTATCCATCAGATTTCAGATGGAAGATATGGATGGTTTTATCAGGACGACAATGGCGATTGGTGGTTTACAGAGGGAATGCCAAGCCGACCATTCATGTATCTGACCGCAAATGAGTTGCGGCAGATTGTTACACAGACAGCGAAGGAGGTGTTTGGATAATGGCAGGAAACCAGTGGGTATTTGACCTTGAAATAAACATTTTCTCCAATGTTGTAACGATTGCCAAACCAAAACTCCAGAAGAAATACAAAAGCATGAATTTTGACACTGCATTTACAACGGTTGAAAAAAACCTTGATAAAGACCCTGTTTTCCCGACTATTTACATCCATGAGATGCCGGGGCTTGAACGTGGGGCAGATTTAGAGGGCACATCCGTAAATGCGGTGCAGGAAACAATACAGGTTGACGTCATTACAAACACAAAGCAGAGTGATGCAAAAGGGATCATGGCTATTTTATCTGATGCCTTTAAGCAGATGCGATTTCAAATTACAGCAATGCCGGAGTTTAAAAACGACAGCGAAAAAAATTTTAGAAGCGTTGCAAGGTTCCGGAGGATAATCGGAGCCAACGACAGATTGATGTAAAAGAGCCGAAAGGCTCTATTTTTTATGCACCGGGCGCAAATAGATGCGTCTGATAACCGCATTATTTGGCGGTAGAAAGAGAGGTAAAAATGGCAGCAGGATTGTCTACGTTAGGCATTACGTTTGGCTATGGAACAGAAACAACAGCTGGGACAAAGCCTACATCATTTAAACAGCTTACAAGAATTAACGCAATCGGCGGTATCAACATTGAGCCGGAACAGATTGACGCATCTGCATTAGAAGATGCTATTACCAGATATGTAAAGGGGCGCGCAGATACCGGTGGCTCTTTCACTATCACGGTAAACCTTACAGATGCCACAAAGGAAGAGTGGGAAGCACTTATCACAGCGTACAAGGCGCTTGCCGGCGGGAAAAGAATGTGGTTTGAAACGATTATCCCGGGATTTACCGAAGCGTTTTTTGTTGTGGCTCAGCCGCCAGAGCAGATTCCACAGCCGGAGATTGGTCAGAACGAACTTTTGACGGTTGAAATGAATCTTACCATTGAAGAATACAAGGGCATGGACACCGCTGTAGCTTTTACACCGGGGGAATAACACGTCAGTCGAATAGTTCGGTTGGATCGGCTGACGATAACCAGACAACCGAGCCAGAGCTTGAAGAAACAATTTAAAAGAACAGGGCGGTCTTCGGACTGCCCTTTCCCTATATGAGAGGGAGAAAGGGAAAGAAAATGACAAAATTAAAATTTGGCGAGAAAGAATTACAGATCAAGTTTGGATATGAAGCAACCGTGAAAAGCGGAATTATCAAGAAAGTAGCAAAATTAGACCAGATGGAAGATATCGAAGCGGTTGACGAAATCCTTTTATTTCTTCCAGAGTTAATCCTTGTAGGCGCGCAGAAGTTTCACAAAGAGGAACTTGGATACAATCCGGACAATGAGGGAGAAAAGGAACAGCAGCTTGGAAAAGTATATGCCATGCTGGATGATTACTTTGACGGAGAAGATGCAGATGTTCAGGTACTTTACAATGCACTTTTAGCGGAGCTGCTTGAAAACGGTTTTTTATCAAAACTGCTCAAAGCAGAGCAGAAAGAAGCGGAGAAGAAAACTCCGAGGAAAAAGTAGAAGAACAGAGAGAACTTACATGGGGAACATATTGTGCGGAAATCCGCCCGTTTTGGCTGTTAGTAACCAAGGGATATGGATTTACTGTACATGACATAGACATGTCGTGCCCGGCTGACTTACAGCCATATGCAGATGCATACAGCTTGGAGAGAAAACAGCGGGATAATGAAATGTGGATGTGGTTTGGAACATACGGATTGTCTGCGGTATCGGTGGCAGTAGAACATTGCCTTGCCGGACGAAAAGCAAGATCAAAGTATATTAAAAAACCAATCAATGAGCAACAAGGGAAAGATGATTCAGAAATGACGGAAGAAGAAATTAAGAAACAGAGAGAGCTATTTGTGGCAAAGCTCAAAATTATGCAGTCAAACTATGAGTTGAGCCATCCAAAACCAGAAAAGAACTTGGAGGTATAAATATGTCAATTAGAATTGGATCTGCAAGACATGATGAAAATGGGAAATTGACCGGTGGGAGACCGGGAGATCAGACCGGAACAGAAGTAAGTATGCAAAACTTTTATGTTCATAAAAAAGGATGGTATGTGTTAAGGCCAAAAACAAAAGATATGGCGGATAAACTGGCAGAATCAATGATTACAGCGTGCAATAATGATAATATTGGCTACTGTCAGGGACACCGGCTTGGAATTGTCAAATATGGTATTAATTCAAAAGTAAAAACAGAAGCAGATTGCGGCACAACGGTACGTGCATGCATTATTCATGCAACTGGAAAAGATGTTGGAAATTTCACCACAGCAAATGAAAAATCTGTACTTCTTTCTAGTGGCATGTTTGATGACATTGGAGGTTATGCGGCAGGAATGGTTCTTTACAACGGAGATGTTATTGTCACAAAAACAAAAGGTCATACAGCGATTGTGACAAGCGGAAACCCTAGAAAAAATGTAAAAGATCATTTAAACCCATACCCGGAACCTGCAAGGATTTTAAAGAAAAAATTCCCTTGCATGAGAGGGGATGATGTGAGATGGCTTCAGACGGAGCTTATTTATCACGGATGCCTAGATGAAAAAGATAAAAAGGGAAACAGTAATGTGGACGGTATTCTTGGAAATGATACGGCGACCGGTATTGGAACATTCCAGAAAAAAGTCGGAATTACAGTAGATAAGAAATGTGGACCGGTTACAAGAGAAAAATTAAAAGAGTAGATCAAGGACGGTAAGGTGTCACAGCCTACCGTCTTTTTATTTTGCATAGAAAGTTGGTGCATATATGGCAGACATTGATGAATTACAAATAAAAATCAAAGCTGACTCTGCAAAAGCAAGTAATTCCATAGAAAGCCTTGTAAACAGCATGAATAGGCTCCGGGAAAGCATATCGTTTGACACTGCAAAACTTTCAAATATTGCAAGCGGAATCAGAAGCATTTCCGATGCGGCTACCGGGTTCAAAGGTGGTAAATCTTCGGAAATCACATCAATGGTGCGGGCACTCAATAAATTTTCTGGTGTTGATGCAAATTCTATCCACGGAATATCTTCTGCTGTGAGAGATCTTGCATCTGGAATAGCAAGTGTTAAGGCTGTTGATACAAGCGGACTCATAAGCATGGTGTCTGCGTTGTCAAAAATCGGTGGCAAGGCATCTACACAGGCGACAAAGAATCTGCCGGCTTTATCTGCGCAGTTACAAAACTTTGTACGCCAGATGAACAAGATAGGTGCATTGAATTTTGATATGACCAACATGAGTAATCTTGTAACGTCCATATCAAGGCTTGGAAGCGTTGCAAGCGGTCGCGCGGTGACTAATATACCTTTGCTTGCTGACAACCTCAAATACCTGTTTGAGACACTCTCAAAAGCACCAAATGTAAGCGCAAATATTTTACAAATGACACAGGCACTTGGAAATCTTTCAAACAGATCTGGCGGTGCGATTACTGGATTAAATAACAGCATCAGTAATCTTTCCGGTTCTTTCCTTGGATTTAAGACATCCACAGGAAAAGCATTGATCGGACTCAAGTCATTCACAAGACAGATTTTGTCCTCTATGGGGATTTATCTTGGTCTGTACGGAGCGATAAGAGGAATAAAAAATGCAATCGACATATCATCGGCATTAACAGAGGTTCAGAACGTTGTTGATGTTACTTTTGGTGACATGTCAAAAAAAGTCAATGAGTTTGCACAGGACTCTATACGTCAGTTCGGTATGTCAGAACTGACACTGAAACAGACGGCAAGCCGATTCCAAGCAATGGGAACAGCCATGGGAATTGACAGCAGTTTGATAAAGAAAGCCAATGAGTTTTTGAATAAGCAGACAGATGGCTATATTGGTTTGTCTGATTCCATGGCTGATGTGTCTTTGAATTTAACAAAATTAACTGCTGATATGGCATCTCTGTATAACATAGATCAGGATGTTGTGTCGCAGGATTTAGCTGCAATATTTACCGGACAGACACGCCCATTAAGAGATTACGGTCTTGATCTTACACAGGCAACCCTTAAAGAGTGGGCGATGAAACAGGGATTAGATTCTGATATCGAGTCTATGTCACAGGCTGAAAAGACAATGCTCCGGTATCAGTACGTCCTTGCCAATACGCAGACAGCACAGGGAGACTTTGCGCGTACTGCTGATTCGTGGGCGAACCAGATCAGAATTTTAAAACAGTCGTTCGAACAGCTTGGCAGTGTTATTGGTGGAGCATTAATCAATGCTTTCAAACCATTCGTAAAAGCACTCAATTCCGTTTTACTGGTTGTTATCAGCTTTGTTACAAAGGTTACAAACGCTTTAGGCGCAATCTTCGGATGGAAATATGAGGATTCCGGCGCAGGACTTGCAGATAACTTTTCAGATGCGGCAGAGAGTGCAGATGATGTTGCGGACAGCACAGGACAGGCGGCAAAGAACATTGACAAGATGAATAAGGGCATCCGTCAGTTTGACGAATTGAAACTGATTACAACAAATGATGGTTCTGGCAAAAAAGGTTCGGGCGGTTCCGGCGGCGGTGGTGCATCCGGTGGTGCCAGTGGCGGTAAACTCGTCAAGACTGATACCATTTTCAAAAATTACGAAAGTGATATTAAAAATCTGAAACAACTTGGAAAATACATCAGTGATGCCTTATCAAAAGCTATGGAGTCTATCAACTGGGATAAGATTTATTCCAAGGCAAGAAACTTCGGTAAAGGTTTAGCAGACTTTCTTAATGGCCTTATTAATCCGAGACTGTTCGGGAATGTCGGAAAAACGATTGCAGGGGCATTGAATACTACATTGGAGTTTTTAAATTCTTTTGGAACGAGATTTAACTGGAAGAATTTTGGAAATTCTATTGCAGCAGGGATTAATAAATTTTTCAAAACTTTCAAGTTTACTCTTTTGGCAAGAACATTGAATACATGGGCGAAAGGTTTGCTTGATGCAATGATTTCTGCTATTGATGGAGTGAATTGGTATAGGATTGGAAAGAAAATCGGAGAGTTCCTGTCTGATATAGATTGGCTTGGCATATGTGGAAAAATTGCGCAGGTAATTTGGAAAGCTATAAATGCTGGGCTAAGCACATGGTCTGGTATATTTTCTGCTGCACCAATAGAAGCAACCATTCTTGGAGTAATTGCAGCAATAAAAATATCAACCATTACGTTATCAGCATTAGACAATATTAAGACAAAGATTTTGGCAATAAAAGATACTCTTTTGAATTTTGCAGCTACTGTCGTTGCGCATCCTTATTTAGCAATAGCAGCGGCGATCGCAGCAATAGGGTTAGCTGTATATAATTTCCATAAAAGTTGGCAAAAAGAGATTGCAGATCAGTTTTTGGAGTTTGAGGAAGAAATAGGATCAAATAACCAGAAAATGGAAGATGCCGCACAAAATCTAAGAGATTTAGCTGACACTACAAAGGATTTAACATCTAAATCCGAAGCAAGTGCAGATCAGCTTCAACAGCTTGCAGATTCATATTTCGAACTTGCAGACAAGACGAGCTTAACAGCAGCAGATCAAGAAACATTAAAAACGAGAGCACAACAGCTTATTGATATTTGTCCAGAATTAGCAAATCAGATTGATATGACTACTGGAAAATATACAGCACAAAAGGAAGAACTTCTAAAGACCATAGAAGCGCAGAAAGAATATTATAGAGTTGCAGGATATAAAGATGTTGTAGAGCAGTACAGTAAGGCACTTGCGGAAGCTAATGTCGAGTTGGAAGTATCAGAGCAGAACTACAAAAAAAATAAAACAGAGTTAGATAAACTCAATAAAATAATTTCTGATATAGGTGCAACAGAGGACTGGAATGATTGGTGGAAGCGAAATGCAGACGCTTTAAAAGCAAATGGCATAGAAGCAAAAAATGCAAGCGATGCACATGATGAACTTGTAAAGAAAATGGTTTTCTTAGAAGATGAACAGTCCAAAATAACAGAAACACAAAAGACGCTTAGAGATGAGGTTGAAAAAGCTACAACATCTTACAATACTGCAAATGATATGCTTGAACAACATACGCAGAAATACAATAAATTGTCTGATGCCGTAGATAAGATTAACTTTGGACAAATTGCATTGAACGCATCAAAAGCAATAGATGATCTTGGCGGAATATTTGTCAATGGTAAGCAGGTAATCGGAAAAGAAGCAGTAGAATTATATCAAACAATTATTGATTCCTATGGAACGACAGACCAAGATATGTATAACCTTGGGGAAAAAGGAATGGTACAATTTGGTGTTGGCGGAGTTGCAGGAACGAAAGAAGCAATACCAACATTGACCGCAGAACTAGAAAATGAAATAACAACATGGTATAACGACAGAGGATACAATGTAGCAATAGAAGGCGGAAAAGTAATTGTTAAAGGATTTTCGGATGGTGGTGTAGCCCAGTCTCAAAGTGCAGTCGATACAGTTACCGGAGAAATTACACGAAAAGGTAAATTAAAGGAACTCATGCTGTCCAATATGGGGGAAAGTTGGGCGAAAAATACAGTAGATGGATACAATGATGGTATCAGAGATAACTCAAGCAGTACTGGAGATGCTATGCTTGATTATATGAACAATAATATCAAGGCACCTTTTACAACAAACATGGGGATACATTCGCCATCCACGGTGTTTTCTGATTATGGAAAATATACGGTAGAGGGATTTAATAGTGGAGTATCTGGGAATCAGAATACAACGCACGGTGTTATTTCTAGCTGGGTATCAAATATTGGTTCTTGGTTTACAAATTTGATGGGCATACATTCGCCATCAAGAGTGTTTAAAGAATTTGCAGGATTTACGGTGGAAGGATTCAATAATGGTATTTCAGATGGTTCCAAAAGTACATTTAAGGAGATCAAAAACTGGTCTGAGGGGATTAAGGACAGTTTTGGATTAACAGGTTTAAAAGCAGCGCCGGAAGTTGCATATAAGTACAATAGAAGCATAACTGACAATGTAAACGCATCTATAAAATACAATTCCGGTAGTATTGAAAGTACCATTGGAAAAGAAATGCAGATAGCAATGTCCGGTGTTATTGATTACGATAAATTGGGAGATGTTATTGTATCAAAACTTGAAAAAGCAGATATTACGGCGGTTCTTGATTCGAATCAGGCATATAGGAATGTTATAAAAAAATGGCGAGAAGAAGCAAAAGCAGGGCAGAAGAATCCAGTTCCAATATTTTAATTGCAACTCTCTTTCGTTTGTGGTATGGTTTGTATAATATATTACAAATGGGAGGGAGTTCATGAAAAAGTGGGGAATAGTAATTTTGACAATAGCTGTGTTGGTATTAACTGGGTGTGGAAACGGATATGAGGAAGAAAAAATAGAGACGACAGAAACGGATGGAACTGTCGTGATTGAAAGAGAAACTGGAATAGAAAAGAATGTAAAAAGTATACCGTATGACAGCATGAATTATAATGATAGTACATTTGGAATAAAATCAGTAGATTTGTGTCAGATGGAATATAAAAATGGTTACATGCCGTATGTTATAGTTGAATTTGATATAAGCACACTTTCAGAAGAAGATATCTACTGGCTGTATGAAAATGATCAAAAAGATTTTGATATTTGTGTTTATATAGACAGCGAAAAGAATAGAATTGATTTTGAAAATATGGATACATTGTATCTTGGGAAAGATGATAGTAAAGTTATCTGTATATTTACTCTTTATGATTATTATAAATTTGACATGTCAGACATGGAAGTAACTGTTTGCGTGAATGTAAAACAGAATGACAAATGCACATACCAAAACAAGGATACTGGAGGAATATCAGACTTAAGAAAAGAAAATTCATACGATTGGTCTATAAATAGATATTCTTCTGATATAAAAATAGATGTTTTGAACGGAATCCCTGTTGAATATATTTCGTATATTGAAAATTACATAGGAACCTTATAAGCGAGGGAAAATACATGGGAGATAAAACATTAGAATCAGAACTAATGGCGTGTAAAGAAGAATTAAAAGAAGCAAATGAACAAATAGAATATTTAAAATATGAGTTGGAGAAAAAAGAAAAAAATCACAAATGGGAAATCAGGGAAATAAATAAAAGAATAGAACAGGCAACTGATAAAAACTTGGAATTATATGACAGAGAATCAAAAGCACTTATTTATGCAGATCAGTTGGAAAAAGATAAAAACATACTTGTTAAAGAAAAGAGAGAACATGAAAAGAAAATAGAAAAATTAGAGAGAGAAAATGAACAGTTGAAAGAAGAATTAGCAAAAATTACAGAAAGAAAAAACTTTAGCAACGATCCTGAATGGAGAGTACTTAAAGCAGCAGGGGAAAATAAGAAAACAAAATAATCCAATTAGAAAAAGACGCCTCAAGAGGTGTCTTTTTTGTATTCCTTGATTTTTAACAGATCGGATAAGTATTCTAGCAAGCGTTTTTGCCCAGAATTGTTTAATTTGTGAAAATTGCTGATAAAATTTGCAAATTAGCTGTTTGACAAACACACATAGAAAATATATAATTTCAATAATTAAAAATCACGCAGGTAAGACCTAAAGAAATTTAGGATGTCCTGCAAGCCTATGAGGAATAGGTGCGGATTCGTGACCGCCAGAGATTGAAGAAATTCAGTCTTTGGTGGTCTTTTTATTTATTTCAAACTGCATAAGAAAAATAAAAAAATGAAATTTAAACCTGCCTGTCAAATGACAGTAGCGAAAGAAAGGTGGAAAAGAGTATGTATGAATTGGTGGAACTCAAAGGAAACGATGTTTTTACAAACAGCAAAGTGATTGCAGATGGAACAAATAACCAACATGAATCTGTTGTTGCTATTATCAGAAAATATGAGAAAGATATTTTAGACTTTGGCAATATTGATTTCTCCGATTTAAAATCGGGGAAAAGGGGGCAGCCTGAAAGAGTTTATTATTTGAATGAGGAACAAGCAACATTTGTTATAACTCTTTTGAGAAATTCAAAAATAGTTGTGAAGTTTAAGAAAGAGTTGGTTCGACAGTTTTATGCAATGCGCAGATTTATTCTTGAAAAGCAATCGAAACTATGGGGCGAAACAAGAATTGCTAATAAAGAAAATCGGCTGAAAGAAACTGATGTGATTAAACTTCTTGTAGACTATGCCAAAGAACAAGGAAGTACGCATTCAGATAAACTGTATGTGACATATACCAAGTTGGCAAAATCAGTAATTGGTGGAAATCGCGACAATATCACAGTTTCAGATCTCAATAATCTAACCCTTGTGGAAAGCATTATTTTGCAGACTATTAGAATTGATATGTCAATGGGTATGCACTACAAGGATATTTATAGGGATTGCAAAAATAGAATAGAACAATTTGCAGATATAACTTACCTGTCCGCTTAGCCCCGAAAATTTGGGGCTATTCCAGTATTTCGTCACGGGAAATTACAATCTTACTAAATATATAGCGTGCGACTCCTGTTAGGGTATGTTCCTAACGCACGTGAATTTAAAGGTTGAGCCTTGCGAAATGTAAGGCTCGGAAATTTAGGAGATAGAAAATATGGCATACACAGCTCTTATGACTAAAGATGAAATTGGATTTGAAAACAATACGAACACGATAACAACACTTGAAATTGCTGAAATGATGGAACTGGAACATTGGCAAATTTTAAGAAAATTAGAGGGAACTAAAAACCAAGATGGAAGCACAAAACAGGTTGGAATTATACAGATATTAACTAACAACAAAATTGTTGTCAGTGATTATTTTATTCCATCCACCTACAAAGACGCAAGCGGCAAGGAAAATAAATGCTATAAAGTCACCAAAATGGGGTGTGATTTCCTCGCCAACAAATTTAATGGTGAAAAAGGAATCATATTTACTGCAAGGTATGTAAAGCGGTTTGATGAGATGGAGAGAGGACAGGTCCCGAAAGATTTTCCATCGGCACTTCGGGCATATGCGGATGAAGTAGAGCGCAGGCAGATTGCAGAACAGGAGAATGAAAAGCTGCAGCAGGAACTTGATTATAGCAAAGACTGGTATTCTATTAAGCGTGTTGCAGCAATGAACGGTGTGGACTGGAAAACATTTAATTGGCGAAAACTCAAAGAAAAGAGCATTGAACTTGGATATGGCGTGAAAAAGATTTTTGATGCAAATTATGGAGAGGTAAATACCTACCATAGGAATGTTTGGGAAGCAGCATACCCGGAGTATGAAATTTAGGAGAAATTTTATGAACAAATTAGAGATCATGATTACGTATGGGAACACGGAAGTAATTCACACACCGGAGAAAATTGTGATTAAATCGCCCAATATCGAAGTAATTACAAAATAGATCAAGAAAAAGAAGTGACATCTATCAAATTGGTGGTAGGTGGTATTTTGTACAAATTTTACCGACTGTCATTTGAGACAGCCGCAAACCCAAACAGTTAGGTGGTGGAAATATGGCATACAGCGGATGGCTTTTAAAGATTGGCAATTACATAGTGCCGATGTCGTTTATGAAAGCAGAAACATACAGTCCATATGTCAACATGCAGGATTTGGACGATTATACAGACGCCAACGGCTATCTGCATAGAAATGCCGTGGAGTTAAAGGCATTAAAGGTTGAGTTTGAAACACGGGCAATGCTGACAAATAAGACTTTTAGTGAGGTTTTAAACAATATTCGAAGCCAGTTCACAAATGCGACAGGGAGAGCATGCTATATCACAGCGTATATCCCGGAATATGACGATTATGTGACGCAGTACGGCTATATGGCAGATTTTCAGCCTACGATATACGGAACATATGATGGAATAATTCGTTACAATTCAGTTCGGCTTGCTTTCATAGGGGGTGTGTATGGTGGTTAATTATAAATATGGCGACTTGTTCAAAAAAGATACGGTCGATAAGCAATTATCCATCGTATCTGATGACGGAAAAATCAATATCACAAATACAGAACTACACCAAGAAAAATTCGAATTGACAGAAAGTTTGTGTTCGGAACAGGAATTGACGTTTGGATCATGCGAAGCCGCCATGATTAAATTCACGGTGTCAAATACATTTTTGCCAATGAAGGGCAGATGGATGACAGTAAGGATGTCTCTTGGTGGACATACAGATGTTCCATTTCAGTTCGGGAGATATAAGGTTGATTCTGATACGCCTACGGCAGACAGGACGTGCCGTGATGTTGTCGCATATGATGCTCTTTATGACATTTTAAATGCAGATGTGGCAGCATGGTATAACACTGTCTTTCCATCCCATAAAGAGCAGCAGAAAGATAAAGATGGAAAAACTACGACTGTTACAGTTTATGATCCGGTCACAATGAAGCAATTCCGGGACAGCTTTTTTAAGCACTTCGGGATTGAGCAGGCTGACATTATACTGGTTAATGACGGCATGTCTATTGAAAAAACAGTTGCAGTCACGCCATCCAGTGAGACAAGTTCTGATACAGAGGAATCGAGCACCATAGGCGAATCTATGAGCGGCAAGGAAGTGTTGTCCTGTATTTGTGAGCTCAATGGCTGTATGGGGCACATGGGGCGTGACGGGAAGTTTCATTATATTTATCTGGAACAGGAGATACAGGGATTATATCCAAGGAATGATCTTTATCCGGCGGATAATTTGTATCCAAGAGATCCGAAAAGCAACCGTATCGGGAAGGATTTATATATAACGGCTGAGTATGAAGATTTTCTTGTTAAAACAATCAATAAGTTACAGATCCGGGAGCAGAAGAATGATATCGGTGTGATTGTGGGTACCGGAGACAATGCCTATGTGATCGAGGATAATTTTCTTGTATATGGCAAAGGCACAAAAGAACTGAAAGGCATTGCAAAAAATATCCTTTCCAAGATCAGAGGGATTGTTTACCGCCCGTTTACAGCGGACTGCAAAGGAAATCCGTGTCTTGAGGTCGGGGATGCAGTGCGGCTGCCGACCAGATATGAACTGATTGAGTCCTATATTCTGAAAAGAACCCTGAAAGGTATACAGGCTTTGCGTGATGATTTGGAAGCGGATGGGGAAGAGTACCGGACAAACGGGGCGAACGGAATACAGAAAAGTATTTTAAAGCTCAAAGGCAAGAGCAATGTGTTGGAGCGAACCATTGAAAAGACACAGAGCACGATAACTGATGTTGAGAAGGGATTGCAGTCACAGATCACGCAGACCGCAACCGAAATTCGCACAGAAGTTAAAAATACAACGGATGGTTTATCATCGAGAATCACGCAAAATGCGAGCAGTATTACAGCAGAAGTAAAAAGAGCACAGGGGCAGGAAGTTGAACTTGCAGCAGCTATTAAAATTAATGAGGACAAGATTACAGCGGAAGTTACGAGAGCAAGCGAAGCAGAGGGCGATTTGTCCGGAGAGATAGAGGTGACCGCAACTAAGATACGGTCAGAAGTCAGTGCTTCTTTAACAGTATGGGATACCGAAGATTATGACGTTACACATTGTGGTTTCGGGAATCCACAAGATACATACCCTGCATCTTCGTATTATTCTGGACACAGTTTTTTGGATCAGAATACTGGAAAGTTTTATGGTTGCGAACCAGATGGTGGAATAAGCAGTGGAAAATACAAATGGACTCTGATAAAGAAATTTAAGCAGCTTTCATCGAGTGCGTCCAGTACGATTACGCAGTCATCAAAGCAGATCAGCTTGAAAGTATCAAAAGACAGCGTCATTTCAGAAATCAACCAGTCAGCCGAGGGTATCAAAATTAAAGCAAAACTGCTTGAATTAAAAGGTTCTATGGAAATGACCGGGGGATATATGCATATTCAAGCGGAAGAGTCTGTAGAAAACCTTATTGAATTTAAACGCAGTGGAACACTTGTACAGATGGGAACGGATGGATTTCGAACAGTGGAAGGGACGCTTGAAAGTCCTGTTCATAAATGTACGGTTCAATATAATCAGGTTTCATTGCATAAAGGCGCAAACGATAATGACCACATGATGATCCATTTAGACGGAGATACCGGAGTAGGTGGATTCAGAGGTGGAGTAATTAATGGATCTGACAAAAGAATAAAAAACACAATTTTAGATTTAAGCAAAAAGCAATCATCTGAGTTTATTTATTCTTTAAGAGCAAAATCGTATCGTTATAATTTCGAAAAAGATGGGTTCCATCATGGATTTATTGCACAGGATGTTTTGAAAAAAGCGGAAAAAGGGTGGAATATTTGTCCAAAAACGTTTTCAGACAGCAATGGGAAAAAGTATTACGGACTGAAATATACGGAACTGATTGCTGATCTGGTTGCCACAGTGCAGTTGCAGCATGACGAGATAGAACAGTTAAAGGAAAAGGTGGAAAATCTATGATAAATGCAAAAATTCGGGAATTTGAAAACGACATTATAAATTATGCAAATTTGTGTGAGGATGTCCCAATCGAAGCTAAGTACCTAGTGTTTAAGGATATTCTGCAGCAGATTAAGGAAGAAGCAAACAGACATGTTATAGCCGAACGGGAGCAGATGAAGCTTGCAAAGGAAAGGGAGAGTGAGGACCATGAACAAAGCGCATAGTGCTATTAATTGGGAGAATTACCCGAGTGATGAAACACCGCTTAATGAAAGCAATCTTAACAAAATGGACGCAGCTATTGGCGTTATTGATGATCGTGTAATCACTCTTGATACCACAAAAGCCACGAAAACAGAAGTGGCTACCCTTGTTGCAGACGTGACCTTTGAGGAATCGACCGGAATCATTACAATCACAAAAAAGAACGGTTCTAAGATTACGATTGATACACAGATGGAGAAAATCGCAATCAACTTCGTTTATAACCCGACCACACAGCAGATTATCCTGACTCTGATTGATGGCACGAAACAGTACATAGACCTGTCGGCACTGATTACACAGTATGAGTTCCTTGATTCTGATACGGTAGCTTTTTATATTGATAAGGATGGAAAAGTGTCTGCCATCGTCAAAGAGGGTAGCATCGAGGAAAAACACTTAGAGCCAAACTATCTTGCGAAAATCAAAGTGGAAGTGGCAAAGGCAGAGTCAAGCCAGCAGGCAGCGGCAAAGTCCGAAGCCAACGCCAAAGCAAGTGAGAATGCTGCAAAAGCCAGTGAAACAGCGGCAAAAATATCCGAAACCAATGCCAAAGCGTCAGAGACAGCGGCAGCGAAGTCAGCTACGGCGGCAGAGGCATCCGAAAGCAACGCAAAAGTCAGTGAGACATCCGCCAGTGAATCATCCGCCACAGCCACGGAGAAAGCATCATCCGCCAGTCAGTCAGCTGATACAGCAGCCGAAAAAGCAGATATTGCAACTCAAAAGGCTGCGGAGATCATCGGTAAAGCCGAATCTGCAGCAGATAGTGCAACCAAGGCACAGAGTTATGCTGTTGGTGGTACAGGAAGCAGAGAGGGCGAGGATTTTGACAATGCCAAGTATTACTATCAGCAGGCAAAAGACATATCAGAAGGACTTAAAGGTGGATTGCAGCCACACGGAACAGTTGCATTTGCAGATCTTCCGGCACTTGCAGATGTTAGCACAGGGTGGATGTTCAATATTTCAGACGAATTTACCACCACGGATGACTTTAAAGAGGGAGCAGGGAATGTAATTCCTGCCGGTGCCAATATTTATAAAACATCAGATGAAAAGTGGGACGTGCTTGCCGGAACTCCGGTAACTGGAATTAAAGGTGTCAACGAAGATTCTTTTCGTCGTGGAAATGTAGTGCTTACGGCAAAAGATGTTGGCGCAGTGGCAACCGGTGGAGATACAGCAGAGAATACAGCAACTTTTACGAGTAGTGATGTGGCAGACGGATCAGCGTCAGCGTGGACGACTGTATCAAAATTATCAAGCGGCGAAAAACACTCTTCAATTTTTGCAAAGGTGTCACAGATGTTCAAGAATGTGCGGTATCTCTATAAAATGCTTGGAACGACAGACATTTCTAAGATTGGGAATGGTACTTGTACAGGGGCGATATCATCGTTAAACAGCAGTTTAGGCAATAGTTTTAAAGGCAAGTACGATGTTCTCGTTTCTTCTCTTAGTAATAATGCTACGTGGACACAGTATCAAATAGCCGATGTAACAAAATATAAATTTCTCCAACTTCAAGTTAGAGATGAGAATTATTCTGAAATAGCAAGTAATATTATTGCGTATGATTTTTTTAAAGATTGCAATACGGATCAAAGAACATTTGGTGTTTGGGCAAACGCCTTGGAAAATTTTGAATATTGCGTTTTATGTTACTATTTAGACAATACACATGTCGCATTATATGTTGGTACCAGACTTACACAGGCTGTGTTAAGCGGATTGTACTAATCTATAGTATTTTCCCGAACGCTTGCCAAATAACGGAAAATGTAAGTTCATCTGAATAGTCGTTCTTAATAGTAAAAATAATGCCGGATGCGTTGTATTCGACATCATATATAGACATTTCGAAGCCAAATTGTTTTGGTGTTAAAGAGCATATTGGTGTATCTATATATTGCTTATTAAAATGGATGCTTACTTGAACAGCTGCTTCAGATTTTAAATGTATCTCATAAACACCATCTTGCTTTTGATATTTCCCTAAACTGCTGTTTTACGAACAAAGCGGACAACTTGGCACAAAAGAAAAACTATGTAGAAATATAATAAAATCAAGAGCCTAAGAGCCGATTACATGACCATGTGTTGTGTAGCCGGCTCTTTTGCATAAAGCCTACGGGCAGAAAGGAAAATTATGCACTTAAAATTCATCACAGATAACTGGCAGATGCATAATTTTCAACCAGTAATTAATTTTTTAACAAAATTTAAACTAATCAATCGACATTCTGTGACAATAAGAAATTTAACTGTCGAAACTTGCGACCGAAAGAAATTGAATGTTTGCGGGAAAATTTGTAAAATAAAATTGTCCGATAAGGGCACTTCAAGTTCTGGCTGAGGGGCGGGATAAGGCGTTTTCTTGTCCCTCAACTACAAACGAGTTTGTAATTTGTAGCAATTTGTCAAATGGGGTTGATGATATCGAACATAAGTTCTATAATTTATGTATCGCTATCGAAAGTGCGGAATGATTGGAGGAAATCAATATGGGGGAAAATGAGGTTGAGAATGAAAACGTAAACGAATTTTACAAGGAAAAAATTTATGAATTGGTCGCTCATTGCGATAATGAGAGGTGGCTTAGAGCTATCTTAACGTTTATAAAAGAACTATTAAAGTAAAAGAAAGCCAAGGGTTTGCGCATTGCCCTTGGCTTTTCTTTACTTCTGACTTGTGATTGAATCAATGAATTTTTCCAATGCATTCCATCCGGTATCATTCATTTTCGATAACGCCACGATCAAACGTTTTTTAAAATCTGAATCTTCACATTTAAGTACGTCTGCGAGCATCTTTGAAATCTGCTCGTCTTTGGTTTCTGGGATAAACATTTCGCCGTTTCCAGTTCGTAACCAATCTTCATTGACATTTTCATTTCGTAACATGATTATATGTTGTTCTGTTACGTTTCTGCGTCCTGATTCAATATCAGAGACACCAGACTTGGTTATTCCGAGAATCTTTCCAAATTCTTCTTGGCTTTTTCCCATAGCCTTGCGAAGTTCTTTCATTCGCTCATTCATAATCTCACCTCTCTTTCTACATAGAACTATACCATACGCAAACAGAATTGTAAATAGAAAAAGTTCGCAAACGGAACAAAAACATGTTGACATAGTTCTGAAAGCGTGATATATTATACGCATACCGAACAAAAACAACATTAAAAGTTCGGCAGAAAGGAGTGATACGGTGAGCGAACAGGAAAAGAAAGTTGTTGAAAAACTCAAAGAAGCCATTCCGAAAATGAACGACTTTCAGAAAGGCTACGTTCTTGGCATGGTTGAGGGTTCAGCAAGTGTTTCAAAAAATCATCCAGTAGAAGAGACTGGGAACTCAAAAACAGAAGAATAGAAAACAAGATATTGATAGTTGAGAAATTTGTCGGAATTTGCAGATTAAATGTGTTTGTAACACAGGAAATCAGTTGATACAATTAATATGCGACGGCGGCAGGAAATGAGTTACATTATTGCTTTATTTTCCGCATCATCTTTAGTATTTTATTTAATCTCTTTTGTACTTTTTTAATTCCTTTGTATAGGTCGATTGTCATGGATGTTACGGTTAGAATTATGAAGAAGTCGTAACCGCTAACACGCCATACCAATAATGAGATAAGTATACTAACGATTTTCATGATAACAGTTCCTTTCATGATGGCCGCCGCCGTACATTAATTGTATCAACAAAGCAAAATAGAGACAACCAGTATTTTCCAACTATCAAGCGGTAGTTGGATTTTTTATTGCAAAAAATCCGGAAAGGAGACAAATGAACGAATTAGTACATATTGGAACAAAAGAATTGCCGGTCATTGAGTGGAAAGGACAAAGAGTTATCACTACCGCACAGTTGGCTGATGTGTACGAAACAGAAACAGATAACGTAAAAAAGAACTTTCAGAGCAACAAAACACATTTTAAAGAGGGAGAACATTTCTTCTTATTAAAAGGAGCAGATCTTAAGGAGTTTAAGAACAGGGTAACTGATTTTCCCCTTGTTGGGAAAAACGCGAATCAGCTTTATCTTTGGACACGTCGAGGTGCAAGCCGTCATTGCAAAATGCTTGGGACTGATAAGGCATGGGAACAGTTTGATGCACTGGAAGAAAATTATTATAACCAGACGCAAACAGTTATTCCAACCGGCGAAGAACTTATGGCACTTGCAGTTATTGAAGCGCACAAGATGCTTGAGCAGAAAGACAAGCAGATACAGGAACTTGAAACCGAAGTTGTTGAAATGAATAACATCATTTTAGAAATGCAACCAAAAGTCAACTACGTGGATTTGATTTTGAACAGTAAATCAACAGTACTGGTAACACAGATCGCACAGGATTATGGAATATCTGCTAAAGCGTTTAATAAGATGCTGAAAGAGTTAGGAGTTCAGCGCAAAGTAGGAAAACAGTGGATTTTATACAGGCAATATCAAGGGCTTGGATATGTTCACAGTAAGACTATTGATATTACAAGGTCGAATGGGCGGTCTGATGTGGTTATGCAGACGGAATGGACGCAAAAAGGAAGATTGTTCCTGTATGAAAAGCTTAAGAAGAACGGGGTTTTACCGTTAATTGAGAGAAAGGATGATGAAGATGCTTAATTTTTACGTCATGGACGGCAAAAAGCTGATCGACTTTAAACCTAAGTGGATTAATTATGTGCGAGCATTAGACAGAAGATGCAAAATGGCAGGCTTTTGGGGAAACATGACAATACAGGAAGCAAAAAGCGCTTATCCAGATGAACTTAAAAAGGATCTGTATTTAATGATAAAGCTAAAAGGAATGTCTGGCTGTAAGTTATTAAAATGCAGCGAACCGGACTTTGTAAAAAACGAGTTCCAACTTATTGAAATGATATGCGATATGGTAGGAGCTTTCACACCAAGAGAATTTATGAATATGTTTCCTATCGAAAAGACATTCGATGGAGAAAGATACCAGTGGAAAGATTACTTCTATACAATGAATTACATTGAGAGATTCGGTATGGACAAACTGATAGGAGATAAAGCGTCGGAATTTCTTATGGAATATCAGAACTGGGATATTACACATTTTATGGTTTATTGGATGGAAGTTGTAAGTCAGATGAATATTTTACAAGGTGGCAAAGATATCTTGCTTGAGTTCATGGAAGAACAGGGAGTAAAGCCACATACAATGCATTCTGACGGCAAATACATGATCGACGATGAAACAGGAGAAAAGTTCGAAATTAAAAGTCCTAAGAATCGGATGAAAAAACTTTTTTCTGTTACATGAGGAAATGCCTATGAAAAAGTTAGCAAAGATAATTGAAATGATCGGCACCGTTGTTTTTCTGTTTTGCATCTGCATTGATGCAACGGAGTATCCGGTCACTGCTATACCTGTATTGATTGGATTACTTCTTATTTATATAGGAACAAAAATAGATGGGGAGTGGCAGGAGTATACAGAAGAGATTGTAGATTACGATTACAGAAGTGAGTCTGATGACGATGACGGTATTACCTATATCACATTTGACACTGATTACAGCAAAGAAAAGGAATCATCCGAACCGACCAAAGCTGAATGATTCCAGTTCAAGCAATAGCATAAGCTATTTGCGCCTATTTTAGCACAAGAAAAGGAGAAATTCAAATATGAGAGCAGAAAACAATAAAGTGGAACTTACAGGAACGATTATCACAGAGCCGGAATTTAACCATGAGGTGTTTGGAGAGGGATTTTATAATATGCACCTCAAAGTGGATAGATTAAGTGGGACGGCTGATATTATCCCATTAATTATTTCAGAGAGATTAATCAATCTGAATGATAAATACACGGGCACTGCCGTTAATGTTTCCGGTGTGTATAGTTCTTATAACAAACATGAGGAAAAGAGAAATCGTCTGTTATTATATGTATTCGTCTGTGAAATTGAAAAAGCGAATCCGGGAGAGCATACAGATTTGAACAAAATCCAGCTTGACGGATATGTATGCAAAGAACCGATTTACAGGAAAACTCCGCTTGGAAGAGAAATTGCAGATTTATTAATCGCAGTCAATCGTTCCTACGGAAAATCAGATTATATCCCATGTGTTGTTTGGGGTAGAAATGCAAGATTTGTTGGTCAGTTGGAAGTAGGAACTCATATTGAGATCAATGGACGCATTCAGAGCCGCGGATATATTAAGAAATATGAAGATGGAACAGAAGAACAGAGAACAGCATACGAGGTGTCTGTAAGCAAAATCAATGTATTAGAGGAGGAAAATTAAGATGGCAGAAAATACCGTTACAATTTCCGTTGAAGAATATGCAGATCTGGTTGCATGCAGGACGAAAGTTCATACAGCATGTGCCATTATTGCAAATGAGCACCAAAGAGACATTGAGCTGATGGGAAAAAAAGGAACAACTATTGATTCAAAAATTATAGAGTCAGCTCTTGGATATGTTGACGATGAAGCATGCTTTGAAGAGGCACTTAAAAAATATAAAGAGTGGAAGGGGAAAGAAAATGAAACTGAAAATTAGATCGTTACATATGGAGAATTTCAAGGGAATTAAGAGCCTTGATGTGAATTTCTCTAATAAGACAAGTATTAAAGGACAGAACGCCGCAGGAAAGACAACCATATTCGATGCGTTCACATGGCTTCTGTTTAACAAGAACAGTGCCGGAGAGGAAAAGTTCAATGTCAGACCGTTGGATAAGGACGGCAACCGCATTGATAACGTGGAGATTAAGGTTGTAGCGGTTCTGGATGTAGATGGCAAGGAAATGGAACTTTCAAAGATTCAGAAGCAGAACTGGGTAAAGAAGCGTGGCACCGATACCGTGACTTTGCAGGGAAATGTCAATTCATTTGAAATTGACGGTTATCCAAAGAGTGAAGCTGATTTCAAAGCTTATGTTTCCGGTCTTGCGCAGAGCGAGGATATGTTTAAGATGCTGACCAATCCGCAGTATTTCTCTTCTTTGAAATGGAAAGATCAGCGCGATATTCTGATGCGCCTCGCAACGGATGTATCGGATGTTGAACTGGCGCAGACAGATGCTAAGTATGCCCCATTACTCGGCGAGTTGGAGAAAGCACCGTCCACAGATGATATCCGTGCTAAGTTTTCCAAAGCGTTATCCGGGTGGAAGAAGAAACAGGCTGAAATTCCGGTGCGTATTGATGAAGCAGAAAAATCCAAGATTGATGTGGATGTGGCAGAACAGGAGCTTGCAAAGGTAGATCTGGTAAGAAGAATCGCTGAATGTGGCAAGAAAATGGAGAATGCCGGTAGCGCGTTGGGCGATTTAAGAAGTAAGGAAATGCAGTTACAGTTTGACATGTCCGGCATGGAACAGACGATGAATCGCGAGTTATCAAACAAAAGAAGCATCATGGATGCTGAATTGCGTGATTGTAAAAATGAGTTAGAACATTTTGCGGTTACGATTTCTTTGAAAGAGAAACAGATTTCTGATAACGAAAAAGCTATCACTGATGCGGATGCAGAGCGGAAGAAACTGGGCGAACAGTATAATTCCGAGAAAGCCAAGGCATTTGATGAAACCCCGTATCTCTTTGATGAATCCAAGTGGATATTCGATGAATCTACAACGGTTTGTTCCTTATGCGGTCAGAAGTTACCGGCTGATAAGATTGAGCAGTTAAAGGCTGATTTTGAAGAAAGAAAGACAAAAGCCAAGGCAGATGCAAAGCGGAAACTAAATGATTCAAAAAGTGACTTTATTACCCAGAAAGAATCCAACTTGGAAGAAATCAAGGCAGATGGGTTCGCAAAGAAAAATCTTATCGAGGAACTGACAAAGAAAAATGCTGATCTGCAAATGGAAATAGATTCCTTAAAGAAACAGGAACAGGGGACTCTTACAAATAAAGAGGAACTTTGCAAACTGTTATCCGAGATCCCAGAAGAAGCTGATTATTCGCAGAATGAAGAATATGTGAAGCTGAAAGCAGAACATGACAAGATTCTTGCTGATATTGCCAAGTTGGAATCCGAGGGCGCAGACAAGGTTGTTACTGATTTAAAAGCCAAGAAAGCTGATATGCAGAGCCAGCTTGACGAGGTGAACAAGGTTATTGCGCAGGCGGCTAACAATGTTGCGATTGATGATCGTATCGAAACGCTTCGTGACGAGCAGAAAGAAATCGGGCAGAAAGTTGCCGATCAGGAACAGATGCTTTACCTCTTGGAAGAGTTCATCCGCTTCAAGCTGAATAAGGTTTCTGAATCTATTAACAGCCATTTCAAGACCGTAAATTTCAAACTCTTTGAAATGCAGTTAAATGGCGGTATGAAAGATTGTTGTGAGTGTACTGTGAATGGCGTTCCGTATTCGGCTTTAAACAGTGGTCATAGAATCGTAGCCGGACTTGATATTATCCGCTCGTTAAGCGAATTGTACGGTGTGAGCGTGCCGATTTTCGTAGATAATTGCGAAGCGGTGTCAAGCGGCAATTTACCAGATATGGAAAGTCAGATGATTTGCTTGTATGTGTCCGAGGACAAGGAGTTGGTTGTTTCTAATGAATAATATATCCGGAAATAGGTATGGCAAGCTGACGGCTCTCGAATTTTCGTATATGAAAGACGGTCATCCGTTTTGGAAATGTAAATGCGATTGTGGGAACGTTACATATAAAAATTATTGGCATCTTGTAGACGGACATACAAAATCCTGCGGATGTTTGAAACGTAAATATACGATCAAAAACAAACGTATTTTTAGCATTTGGTACAACATGATTGATCGTTGCAGGAATGCTAACCGAAAAGACGCAAAGTCGTATTACGATAAAGGGATTCTGGTATGTTCTGAATGGTGCACTTATGAAAATTTTGAATCATGGTCGTTAGAAAATGGTTATGCGGATAATTTAACTATTGATCGTATTGATTCAAATGGAAATTATGAGCCGTCAAATTGCAGATGGATAACGATTCAAGAACAGCAAAAGAATAAATGCACAAACGTAATGGTCACATATAACGGCGAGACATTATGCATGTCTGATTGGGCAAAGCGTTTTGGGATAAATCGTGTAACTTTAGAGAGCCGCATATATGATCTTGGGTATTCATTTGAAGATGCGATCAGAAAAGAAAAGGGAAGCCAGAAAACAAATGTAATGATTTCGTATGGTGGAAATACATATACGCAATCTGGGTTTGCAAAATTTTTAGGGTGTACGCCGCAGTGGATATACATATTGCGGAAGAAAGGTTTAACACCAGAAGAAATTGCCATAAAGGTTAAGAATAGAAAGGTGGTTAATTGATAAATGCAGTATATCAAAGCAAAATTTCCAAACAGCACCAGGAGTTATACATACAGCACCGAGGATTCCGTAAAAGCCGGTGACACGGTTGTAAATGCCAAAGGTGCAAAGGTGACGGTCACGAATGAATCGGTAGATATGAAGTGGGTAGAAACCTACGGCGCTGACAAGGTGGAAGTTGTGAAGAAATATGAGGAACAGGAAAGCGGTGGTGACGATGAGAGTTAATCCATGTAGATATTGTGCATTGTCTATAAACCTTAACGGAAAGCATTGTTCAAGGTATTCTTCCGAAGAGTGCGCAAAATGCGAGAACATTCAAAAACACAGGGAATATCTTTTGAGCCAGCGAAAATTCGCAGAGGGTGAGCAGATTACAAGCATTGAGGAACTTTTGAAACAGGAATGGGTAATGTGGTATCACAGTACAAAGCACATAGAGGTTTTCAAGAATATGCAACTCAATCTTGTTTTGAAATTCCTTAAAAATGGAGCATTTAGAAAAGCAATAAGGAAAGAAAGTGAGGAAAAATAATTATGGCAGAAACAAAGAAACAGGAAGTGGCGGCACAGGGAAAACAGGAAATGAATACACAGCTTTCTTATTATGCGAACCAGTACACAGGGCTTATGGAGCGTGACTTCGCAGAGCATGGACTTGTGTTTGATGATTATTCCAAGCAGTGCGCTATGGCAGCTATGAGTGCAATTTACAACCTTGTTACATCCAACAAAGCCGCTATGAGCAACTTGAATGGTTCTAATTTGAGACAGGTTATCGGGCAGGTATCAAGCCTTCAACTTAATGCCAATGCTGTACCAAGAGAGTGCTATTTCCAATTGAGAAGCAAGCAGGACGCAAACGGAAACTGGTACAAGGAAGTAGAAATGGGAATCGAAGGAGACGGAAACGATGCGCTTCTTCGCAACTTTGGTGTTGATGTTAAAAAAGTATATCCGGTATGGCTTGTGAAAGAAGGGGATGAGTTTACATATCCGAAGCACAGAGGCGTTGAAGTTACGCCGCCGGAGTGGGAAGAAAAAGGATTTTCACAGAAAGTAATCCGTGTTGTTTATCCTGTTGAAATGAATGATGGAAAAATCGAGTACATGATTGCAGAGCGTGAAAGCGTAAAAGGGAATCTTTTCGCTCATGTCCGTAATAATCTGTTGAATGAAACTTTCGGACTTGTAAAAGGTGGCAAAAAGACACGTTATGATGCAACAGAAGCAGAAAAGAAAGCTATCGCAGAAAAGAAAAAAGAAATTCTGAAAGCACTTTTAGACTGTAAGACTATTGAAGATATGCTCGCCTGTGAAGTTGCGAAACCATATATGAGTGCTGCATGGCTTGATACATCGGAATCCATGATTGTTCGTAAGATGCGTAATAATGCAATCAAAAAGCATCCAAAAGACCTTAATGCTATTGCGAAACAGTCTCTTATGCAGATGGATGAAACTTATCAGCAGACGCAGGAGGAAATTGCGGAAAATGCCAATTCAGAGCCATTTGTTGTAGCTGAATCCGAAGTTATTGAGACCGGGAGCGAAGTAGTTGAACCACAGCCAGAAAAAGTAGCCGGAGAAGTCGTTGAGAATGACGAGAACGTACCGGACTTTATGAAAGATTAGAGGTGGATGCATGAGAGTTATATCACAGGACGGCACAATTGATGTACCGTATGAAATCAGTTCTTTGAGCATGGCAGTCGGGAAATATGAGAATGTTGAACACGCAGCTATCTTTTGCCACAACTCTTCGACAGCAATAGGAACAAAAATGGCTGAATATAGTTCCAAAGAAAAAGCCAAGAAAGCTATGGAAATGCTTAGAAACAAGTACATGGAATATACAAGTACAAATTATTTAAAAATTTTTCAGTTCCCTACAGAGGAAGAATTGGAGTAGCCTATGGAAGTTATTTCATTTTTAGAGTCAGTTCAGAAAGGTATGGCTGATAATACCTACAACTTTTGCAAAGATGGAAAATGCAGCCAGTGCGGTAACTGTTGCTCAAATCTCTTGCCAATGAGCAGAAAGGAAGTAGATGCCATTCACAGATATATCCGTAAGAATCATATCAAAGAGTGCAAACATCTTCTTCACACTGCGAATAGAACGTATGATATGACATGCCCTTTTCTTGATACGGATAAGAGTTGCGAGAAATGCAGAATCTATCCGGTTCGACCAGAAATTTGCAAGCAATTTATCTGTGACAATGAGCAGAGAGCAAAGCATAATAGGGAATTGTTTGGACAGACGAGACAGATTATTGATGTGAGGAGTGAGTTCTTTAATGAGACTTAAAGTCTTAGGTTCCGGTTCATCCGGCAACTGCTATATTTTGGAGAATGAAAACGAAGCCTTGATAATCGAAGCTGGGTTGCCATTCATGGAAGTCAAGAAAGCCTTGAATTTCAATGTAATGAAGATAGTCGGCATGATTTCCAGCCATGAGCATGGAGACCATTATAAATATTTCGAGCAATATAAAAATGCAGGAATCAATTCGGCTTGCTTTGGTACAGGAATTCCCGAATATGATGCCGATAAAATGAAGTATTATCTTGTTTCTATGGGGAAATTCAGAATTAAAATTTTTCCATTAGTACACGATGTTCCTTGCTATGGCTTTTACATTACGCATCCAGAAATGGGTAGTTTGGTGTATGCATCTGATACCGAGTACATCAAATACCGATTCAAAAATGTCAATCATTTTATGGTTGAGAGCAATTACGATATGCAGTTTGTGAACCGAGAAGAGCCAAATTACGAACACAGATTAAGAGGTCATATGAGCTTACCAACGGCACTTGACTTTATTTCTACTAACGATAATCCGGCATTGCGAAATGTCGTTCTAATTCACTTATCAGATAAAAGCGGAGATCCCGCACTATTCAAACAAAAGACAGAAGAAACAGTTAAATATGGAGCAAATGTTTATATTGCAGAAAAAGGATTAGAGGTTGATATGAACCTTTGCCCGTTCTGAAAAGAGAAAAAATGAAATTATACAGTTATTTTTTCTGCGGTGAAAAGCTGGAAGAAAAAGCATTTGAAGCAAAGGAATGTTCTAAGACATATACCGCCTTAGAACGTGGAGTCGGTTGTATATATAAGGGTATGAGAATTAATAAAGAGAGCATTGGCAATCTTATTGAACATTCTAATACAATCGTATTCTTGGAAGAAAGCAGGAATGCGGCGATTGAAGCGTTCATTTCAAGAGAAAAGAGACGTGCGGATTTTGCAAAAAGAAATATCGACCGTGCACAGGAAAACATTGCGCATCTTGAAAAACTGAAATAGGTTGTAACACCTTGGCATTTGCCTAAAAGAAACCAATTCATGCGGTATCTGATCTTTGGCAAGGAGTTTAATATATCACAAAAAACTAAATTGAAAGCCATGAGATACCTTTGGCGGTTGCTAAGAGTGACCGCCAGAAAGGAGTATACGTGTTAATAATTGAGGATAAAGGACAGAAAGAGGGCTTGCATATCCTTAAGAATAGATATTTTAAAAGCCACGATATGGAAGTCTTGCGTGCACCATTGCCGGTTGGAGATTATATAATTGCTACAGACAAGGTATCGGATGTTATCCATAGAAAATCAGCTAGAAAAATGGAACTTAAAAAGATGGATTTTCTTGGCACATATGATGTTTCCGTTGACACGAAAAAGGACATGCAGGAAATTGTAGGGAATATCTGTGGAAAAGCACATCCGAGATTCCGTGACGAGTGTATTTTGGCGCAGAACAACGGAATTAAGCTATATGTGCTTATTGAAAATACAGACAAGGTGTATTCCGTCAATGATGTATTTACATGGCATAATCCACGAGTAGACCGGTATAACAATATTGCATATATGCACACACTTGGAAAATTGCTGAATGTACCGCTACCGAAAACAAAGCCGACATCTGGCAAGGTATTGGCAAAAGCTATGTTGACAATGCAACTTAAGTATGGCGTTGAGTTCGTATTTTGTCGCCCGGAAGATGCTGGGGCAAAGGTTATTGAATTGCTTGGAGGTAGTGAAAATGGCGGAGAATAAGCGGTATTACTGGCTTAAACTGATGGATGATTTCTTTGACAGTAAACGAATCAAAAAACTCCGAAAGATGGCTGGTGGCGATACATATACGATCATCTATCTTAAGATGCAGTTGTTGTCGTTGAAAAAAGGTGGCTATCTGGAATATTCCGGATTGGAAGATGAATTTTACAAAGAGATCGCCCTTGATATTGACGAGGACGAAATCAATGTTCAAGTAACGATTCAGTATCTTCTTTCCTGCGGATTGCTTGAAACATCAGATTCCATTGAGTACAAGTTGCCATTTGTGCAAGATAACCTAGGAAGTGAGACTGCAAGTACCAGAAGAAGTCGTAAATCTAGGGAAAATGCACAAAAATCGTTGCAATGCAACAGTGGAGCAACGGAGTGCAACATTTTGCAACAAAATTGCAATGTAGAGATAGATATAGAGAAAGATATAGATACAGATATAGAGATAGAGAAAGAAAATACAAAAGAAAGCGTGCCTGCATCTGATTTGGACTTTGACGCGGAATGGGGATGGGAATACACGATCAATGCATATCCAAAGAAAACGTCGTTAACGTCTGCCAAGGTAGCATGGATGGACAAGCTTTTAGAAGTTATCGAGCCGAACAGGAAAGCCGTTGCAAAGCTGATATATGAGGCTACAGTGGCATATGTTACTGACTATATAGAGAAGAATCCGGATGATACAAATTATCGTTATATTCCGAAATATGGTGATTGGCTGAAAGAGGATTGCGATTACTGGATTCGCCAAGTAGAGAAACGAAAGCGAGGTGAGAGCAGTTGACAGAAGCAGAAATTGGAGTGATCGGATGTGTATTGATTGACAATGATTCCATGTACAAGATTTACAACAAATTGAAGCCGGAAATGTTCAGCTCTGAATTTTGTCAAGATGCTTTTGCTGAAATGCTTGCCATGTATGATCGTGGAGAAAACATTAATGTCGTTTCACTGTCTCAGTCACTTGAAAACCACAAATGGGAGCCGGAAATAATTGCAAGCGAATTGAAAGAATGCATATCTGTTACCCCAGTCTCAACGGCAATAAAAAGTTATGCGGATGCAGTTGTTAAAGATTGGCGAGCAAGAGAAACAAAAAAAATTTTTCAAGAAGTAAGCCTTAGACCATGCGATATTGATAACTCTATAGCCGAAGTTCTCACGAAACTCGAAGAAATCCAAGAAAACAAAACCGTTCACTCAAAAACTATGAAGCAGATTGTTGCAGAAAATAAAGGGAATTATTTCAATGAGCATGTAGGCGAGGGATTGATAAAAACTGGATTTTATCGAACAGATGATTGCCTTGGCGGCTTGGAAGGCGGAGACGTTACTGTAATTGGCGCAAGACCGGGAGTTGGAAAATCTGCAATCGTTACGCAAATGATCGGACAGATGGCAGAAAAGGATTACAACATTGGCTACTATAACCTTGAAATGAACGAATCACAGGTGTATGAGCGTTTCGTTTCTCGAATGTCTGAAATCGGTCTAACAAGGGTTCGCCGGGCAAAGGCTTTTCTTGGTGGGGAGAAAGAAGCATTCGACAAGGCGAATGAAACACTTTCCGGGTATAGCATCACTATTTCAACCGGCGCGAAGTCGGTAAGTGAAATTCGGGCAGAATGCAGGCACCAAAGATATGATGTGATCGTGATTGACTACTTGCAGTTAATCAAGGCTGATCGAAGATTCGGTAACCGTGCATCCGAGGTCGGAGATATTTCAAAAGCTATCAAAGCCTTGGCTATGGAACTGCATGTGCCAATTATCGTACTGTCTCAGCTTAATCGAATATCGGAGATGAGAGAAACAAAAGAGCCAACCATGGCAGAATTGAGAGAATCTGGAGACGTTGAGCAGGATGCATCAAACATTATCTTGTTATGGAATCTTGATGAAGATGGTAAATATAAGGGATGGAAAATTGAAAAACAAAGGCAGGGAACGCATTTAAAAGAAGTTCTCCAATTTGACGGCGATCACATGAGATTCATTGAGCGAACCGAAACCATTGAACAGATTCAAGCACGGATGCAACAGAAAGACGGTTTCCGAGAAGTATGTGGCAGCACACCATTTGATTAAAAGGTGAATGATTATGGCAAGTAAGAAATTTGAAAAAGGTTCCGAAGAATGGCAGTTTTTTAATGACTATTATAAATTCCGGCAGCAGTTTTATGAAGCTGATAACGAAGATGAGTGGTTCCAAGGAATGATGGAAGCAGGGGAAATGCTAATTAAAAAATATGCACGGACAAATATATCAAAATATGTTCAAAGTCTTGTATTTAGCCATTTTGAGGATGTAGAGAGGAGATGGAAGAACAAATGAGTAATGCACTGGCAAGAAAGAAAAAGCGGATGCAGACACTTGGATATTCCAAGAGTGAACTGATTGGAATACAGAGACACGCCAAGGCACAAAGCAATGCGGATTATCTGATAGAGGAATCCTATTATAACGTCCGCATGATGGCATATCAGGCACTGCATGATAAGTTCGGATTCGGACACAAAAGAATCATAAAGGTTGAGCAGACTATTGATGCATATGTGGAGAATGCAAAGGATGGAACGACAGGCGAGGAACTTGGTTTTTATTTGAAAGATAAATGCAAGATTGACGTGCGAGAGGAAACAAATAAGATTCCGTATCGTGAGAGCTTTTATCTGGTAGAGAGAAAGATTGCACCGAACTGCATGATACAGGCAAATAAGTTTTTACTGGCACAGGTATTTAATTATTTTGCTATGTTGGGTGTCTGCCTTAAAACGCAGTTTAAATTTTCGGGAAATCAGATCAGACAGGTTTATGAGAGAATCAGATATTTGATTAACTGCCTTGCTACCGGATATGAAACCATGACAGGGATCGCAAGTGTACTGGAATGGGAATGTAAGTACATTGATAAGCGGTTTATTGGAAAGACGTATGAAATATAGGAGGATTGGTTGATGGACAAGTTAGCTGTGGAACTGCAGGATGGATATTTTGTGGAGATTGATTCTCTGAATCACACCCTGAGACAGAGATATGCCGGACAGGATAAGGACGGCAATGAAAAAGAAAGCGTTCGAACAATCGGATATTTTGGAGACATGAAACAGTGCATTAAGGCTTTGTTAGATCGTTATCCGAGTGAGTTATCCGAAAAGGCGCAGATTTCCTTTAGTGAATACTTGGAACTGTTGGATAAGGCTTATACGAGGTCAGAACAGCTTGTGAACAGGATCGGAAAGGAGCAGGAAAATGCTGAATAGAGAAAAATATGCGGAAGAGATTTTAAATATTGCGTGTGATGGATGCAATATTGCGTTAATTAATGGGAAACTGGAAAAATGCAGGGGAGTCTGCGATAAATGCGATTTTTGCGATAATGACATTAGAAATGCTGGTCGTTGCAGAGAAAAAGCAAAAGAATGGGCGAACAGCCAGTATGTTGATTGGAGCGAAGTTCCAGTCGATACACCGATTTTGGTCAGAGATTCTGAACTTTTTGCGTGGAGCAAAGAACATTTTGCAAAATATGAAGATGAAACGGTTTATACATGGGATTACGGAAAAACGTCATGGAGCACATATGACGGTAAAATGAGTAGCTATAAATATGCTATGTTGCCGGAAAGTGAGGATCAGAATGAAAATAAGCAGGATTAAAAACCAGATATCTGAGGCAGCAACAGAAGCCTGCGGATATTCTCCACTAACGAAAGTGATTTCAGAGGAAGAGGTAAACAGGATTTTGGAACAGGAAAGCGGATGGATTCCATGTAGTGAGAGGCTGCCGGAGGAACATGATAGCATGTTCATAAAATTTAAAGGGACTAAAAAGTGGAGCACTGCGATGTTTGAAAGAAAATCAGACGAGGTAATTGTAACAGTGGCCGATGATGCCGGGCGAACGGTTACAACTAGTGCACACACAACCGATGGAAAATGGCGGTGTGATTTAGTAAGAATACCTGGTTACAGGATAGTGGCTTGGATGCCACTGCCGGAGCCGTACATGGAAAGCGAGGAAAGTCATGATTGAGTGTATAAGAACTGCGGCACGGGATAGCAAAACGGAACGCATTAAAGTTTCCTGCTTAGATATTATCGTAACAATGATAGAAAAAAAGCCATATTACGAAATCAAGTACAAGGAAATCGGAGAGGATTATTATCATGTTGGCTACAGTTCCTATAAGCTAGAAAATGTTTTAGCTTGGAAGGATGAGTGCTTTGAGATTGTGAAAGAATGCAGACCGCAGACCAATGCAGACCGGATCCGGAGCATGACGGATGAAGAACTTTTAGATTTCCTTTGCTCAATCGAAACATATGAGCAGGGGAGCGTAAAGACCATTGAGGGCGGTGTAGCAATGTGTTCTGTTACAGAGGTGGAACAATGGCTTAAGGCAGAAAGTGAGGGATAGCATGGAGAGATTAACAATACGTTCAAAAAACAGTGATATGGTTTGGTTTAAGGATGCAGAGAATGGTAATGCACACCTTGAACCATGTGAAATGACTGCACATCATAACAGAATGGCACTTGATAAGCTTGCCACTTATGAGGATGCCGAGGAACAGGAAGAATGATTATTTTCCCATGCAACAAAGGAGACAAGCTCTACGAGTTTTATCGTGAATGTGTAGAGGACAGATTAGGAGCCGGGGAGACACCGGAAGACATCATTGATGTGAGAAAAGTGTATGGTTTTGAATATGAGGATGATGTGTTGTATATCCGAGCTTCTTATCATTCAAACCATTCAGAACTCTGGGGCGGATATGGTGAAGATACGCCAGAGTTTCCGGTAAGTGAGATAGGTAAAACTGTTTTTCTTACATACGAGGAAGCCGAAGCCAAGTTGAAAGAAATGGAGGGGGAAAGCGATGTATTGTGATGGAAGATGTCAGTATTTGAATGAACGTAAACATAAATGTGAGTTGACCGGAGAAAAATTGACTTACATGAAGCAGACCGGAAGTATTTCTTTCTCCGTGCATGAACATAGAGGATTTTGCAAAGGAAAAAAGGTGGAACGTGATGGAGAATAGATATTTATGCCGTGGAAAGCGGATTGATAATGGCGAATGGGCGGAAGGGTATCTAATTGTAGACGAGAAGGACTACTCTAAATATTTTATCGGTTATGTACTTGGAACGAATGAAGATGGTACTCCTCACGATTTGGATGCCGCGCAGGTGAACCCATCTACAATCTGCCAGTGCACCGCAATGCCTGATAAGAACAACAAACTGATCTTCGAGAATGACATTGCCATAAAGCATAATGATGATGATAAAGAGCCATATCTGATTAGATGGAGTGAGAATTACGCAGCATGGGAACTGGCACAATGCGGATGTGCTATGTACGGATTTTTCGATGTTGATTTCGGCGAAATAGAGGTAATCGGTAATGCGATTGATAATCCGGAGCTGTTGGAGGTGTAAACATGACGGAGAATGAAGCAATTGAAGAATTAAAATATGATTGTAACGAACTTGGAAAAGCGATTCCGTGTGATACATCATGGGGAAAATCATTTGAAAATGCTTATGCAATGGCAATCAATGCACTTGAAGAAATTGAACAGTACCGCACGATCGGAACAGTGGAAGAATGCCAGAAAGCGATGACTGTAAGAAGAGCGGTACAGGAGATCGTTGATCAACAGCTTATTGCTGGGGAAAACAGTTACGAAGAGATATATGCTTGCTTTTGGGAAATAGTAAAAGTAGTTCAGGCGAATTATTAGACAGGAGGGCAAACGATGAGACTGATTGATGCTGATGCACTAAAGAAAGATTTAAAATCGGTTACTTTAAGCAATGGAACTTTAGTAAATACAAATGCAGTATTGTATTTACTAGAAGAATATCCGACGGCTTATGATGTAGACAAGGTTGTGGAACAGTTGGGAAAATTAAAGAAAGCAGAGCAGGACAGACCAGATGATTGCGACGAGGACGGATGCGGAGACGGCGAACAGATCTACGATGATGGGAGAAGTCAGGGAAGATATGAAGCATTTAGCAAAGCAATCGAGATTGTGAAAGGCGGTGGAGTAGATGAATAAGCCATGTGAACATTGCGAAAAGGCAGATTGCAAGAATTATAAGAGTGACTATTTCAAGTGTGAAAAGCCTTGCGAAAGAGCAAAGATGTGCAAAAGGAATGATGAACAGTTTTTGAAAATGTTGAAAGGCGGTGGAGTAGATGGCAATTAAACCGATTTTATTCAACACAGAAATGGTTCGGGCAATTCTGGACGGACGGAAGACTTGCACAAGGCGAATTTGCAAAGATGCCAATGAGTGTACTGTGCCGGATATGGATTTTTACAATGCTGACAAGAGAACTTATGCAGTACATAACTTTGCAGATAAGAAACATACGGAGCAGTTAAGCATAGCAGAAAGAACTTGTCCTATTTGTCCGGGCGATATCCTGTATGTCCGAGAAACATGGAAAAAGGCGCCGAACGGATACTATTACTACGAAGATTGGCAAAGAAATGATATTGCAGATATTACAAAATGGAAACCATCCATTCACATGCCAAAAGAAGCCGCACGCATCTGGCTTAAGGTTATGAATGTGAGAGTGGAGCGGTTGCAGGAGATAACCGATGAGCAAGCAAAACGTGAAGGCATACAGTATGATGAATGTCCAACAGGATTTACCTGGAAGCAAGAAACAGATATGCATAATTGCTACACAACTCAAATAGGAGCTATGCAAGCATTATGGAATTCCACCATCAAGAAATCAGACCTTGACCGTTACGGTTGGGATGCATCACCGTGGGTTTGGGTTATAGAATTTGAGCGGTGTGAAAAGCCGGAAGGAGTGTGAATATGACTAAAGCAGTATTGGTAATGGATATGCCGGGATCATGTTTCGGTTGCAACTTTTGCCATATTAACAGCAGTGGCGGAGAAGATCGTTGTCAGGCATTCGAGGTGTCAAGAGCAGTCAATTCCGAAACCTACGAAAAGCCGGATTGGTGTCCGCTCCGGGAGTTGCCAGAGAAGATACCAGAGTTGAAATCTGGTTATGAAGATCTCAGCACATCAATACGTCGGGTAGGTTGGAATGCCTGCTTAGATGAAATTTTGAAATAAAAAAGGAGTGAGAGGTTTGCCATTAGATTGGATGATTTAAAAGCAATAAAACGATGAATTTGTTGTATAAAACGCAACATAAACAAATTCAAAATGCGCTATTGTAGATATGTGCATGGAATATCAGAAAGGAGCCGAACCTCCGGCCGGGGCAACGATATATCGGGTTCCTTTTGAAGAAAATGAAAAATAGTGAATTAAAAGAATACTTGAATACATTCCCGTATGATGCACCAATAAGTGTTATTTTGGCAAATCCGAGAAAAAGAAAGAGATATGAAATAACAGGAACATTTTGTGTTAAAGATCTTGGACAACCAGTATTCTGTATTGAGGTTGGAAAAGAAGTTGATATGGATGCAGAAGAAATTGCAGCCCGTGAAGAAAGTGAACGCAATGCGGATGATTTGGAAGGTCAGATGCAGATTGAAGACGTTCCGGAGGTGCTGTCATGATACAGACAGCAGAAGATAAAGTGAAAGAGTACTGCCAGTGCATCCGCAGAGAAATAGAACACTGGAAAGATATCAATCAGAACGGGTGTAATGATCCGTTCTGGTCAGATGGATGCAACATGAACCTGGCGCGGAACCACATCATTTATTATCAACGACAACTTAAAGTAATCTGCACAGAGAACAGGTTGCCGTTACCGGAAGAGTATTATTTTTCCGTGCCACCTGAGGTTGATAATCAGTATATGGCAAATCTGAAACAGAAAGACCGGGTTGAGAGAATATTTTTCCAAGGGAAGATACCCACGAAACAAAAATATAAGTACGATGAGCGGCAAATGAGTTTGTTTTAGCAGATTTAGTAAAGAAAGAGAGGTAATTAACATGATTCATGCGATATGTGACTTTTGTGGAAAAGATTGTGATAGAACTGCAACATTATTATCGATGACACCGTTTCAGAATTTTGCGCGGTATCATACCGATAATACGCCGTATGGATTTGAAGCGAAGACGAGAAGTTTTGTGATATGCGGCGAATGCTGTAAAAAGCATGATTTACCGAATCCGTATGAGACATACACTGGAATCACAAACCAGAAAGCGACATACGAAAAATGTCTTGATAATTATACGGATACTGACCTTATCGAAGACGAAAAGTACGATAGAAGATTTGGTTTATAAAGCGGATGGGATAAAAATTGAGATAGATTGATATTAAGGAGAGAAAAGCAAGCCATGAAAAAGAAACTTATAGCAGCAATATTGACGGTAACACTCTTAATCGCCGGATGCGAGAGTGTGAATGTTGACGCAGAGCAGGATAATACGATGGAAGGAGTAGAATTTACGGATACATATTCTATTTATGCCGACAAAGATACTGGCGTGATGTATTTGTTTGTTGGTGGAGGTTATAAAGAGGGCGGTGGTCTTACAGTTATGCTCAATGCTGATGGTACACCGAAGATCTGGTGGGGAGAAGAATAAAATATTGGAGGATAGTGGCTTATGAAGTTTTCAAAACTGACTAAGCCAGAGCTTGAAACAATTATTGAAAACGCCAATTTCACGGAGCAGGAAGAAGAAATATTTTATCTTCTTGCCCGTGGACTTATTTCAAAAGAAATAGCCATGAGACTATGCGTATCAACAAGAACAGTGGAAAGAAGAATTTTTGATATTAAACAGAAAGTAAAAAAGTTAGAAGGTGAGTTAAACGGGAAATCTTTCAAATAGTGAGTTGTTGAATATTGCCATCGAAAATGGTATTATCAACATAGACACCATTCAGAAAAAAATTGAAATGAACGAAAGGAAAAAATTTATTGAAAAACACACTTACAGCATTTGGCAAGGAAAAGATGGAAAGTTTTACACATATTTGCCAGATGAAGATAATAAGAGAGGAAAGAGACTTGTAAAGAGAACATCTGAAAAAGCAATTGAAGATGAAATAGTAAAGTTCTATAAAGCTAAGGAGGATGAACCTACAGTTATTCAGGTATATTCTAATTGGATTTCTGAAAAACTTGAATATGGTGAAATAACAAGACAGACAAAGGACAAGTACGAGACAAATTTTAAAAGATTTTTTGAAAATAAGTATTTGCCGATTGCAAATAGAAAAATCCGGTACATTGATGAAGAAATATTGGAATCATTCATAAAAACAGCTATTTCAAAACTGGAACTTACGCAAAAAGCTTATTCTGATATGCGGATATTGATTAACGGAATTTTCAAATATGCAAAGAAAAAACATTATACCAGCCTGAGCATAACCAGTTTTATGGGTGATTTGGAAATTTCGGAAAAGTCATTTAAAAAGAACCATAAGTCAGACTGCGAATTGGTATTTTCTAAGGATGAGGAACTTTTAATTGAACGATTTGTAATGGAAGATGAGCCTACATTGATAGAACTTGGCATTATTTTGGCATTTAAAACAGGATTGAGAGTTGGGGAAATATCTACCCTCTCATGGTCTGATGTCGGAGAAAATAAGATACATATATCAAAGACAGAAATAAGATATAGAGATGATAATGGCAAATATGTATTTGATGTTCAAAATTTTCCTAAAAGTGATGCCGGGTTTAGAGATGTTATAATTACCGCAGATACCAAAGAACTTATGAGAAAAATAAAAATGCTCAATCCATTTGGGCAATATATTTTTATGAAAAACGGTAAACGAATAAAAGGTCAGGCATTTACAAGGCGGCTATATGTGATATGTGATAGAATAGGAATTGGTGAACGTTCAATTCACAAGGCAAGAAAGACATATGCAACAAAGTTGATAGATGGAAATGTTCCAGAATCGGTAATAAAAACACAAATGGGGCATACAGATATCAGAACAACTCTCGATCATTACTATTTTAATAACAAGACAGAGAGTGAAATGCAGGAATATATTGCAAAAGCATTATCAATGTAAAAGGTAACACGAGGTAACACCTTTGGAGATAAAGAAATTCAGTATTTATGCGGGTTTGAGAGAATTGATACCGAGTTCGAATCTCCCTTCCGCTACTTTATTTTTATTTAAGAAAACCTTGTGAAGCCTTGATTTTACTGAAAGAAAGGAGTTTTTGAATGGTGTCTTTTCTAAAGGTCAAAATCAAAGGTAACACTAAAGGTAACACGAACGGATGTATGGACGCTTAATGCGTTCTTTTTTTTTGTATTTTTTGACGGCAAACTGTCGGAATCGTGACGGTTTTGCCGCCTTTTTTTATGCAAAAATATAATCAAAGGGAGGGATGGTGGTGTTTTCAGATGAAGTTCTTGAAAAAATTTTTGCCAGAAAAGAGTTACAGTCCTTGGACTTGTCAACGCAGTCGTCTATCATACACGCAATAGAAGATGTTTTAGAGGAGGTCAAACAGGATGAATATGAGCGGAGCATACCAGAATCCGATTTATAATCAGCAGATGCAGCAATACGGGCAGCAGTACGCATACAATCCGTATATGAATCAGCCACGCATTGATAATACACAAAATTATATGCAGGCACCGCAGCAAATTCAGCAGCAGATCCCGGTTCAAACTTTTGGCATAAATGGAAAAGTAGTTCCGGCGGTAGAAAACATCACTGCCAATGATGTGCCAATGGATGGCAGCGTTGCATTTTTCCCAAAACAGGATATGACAGAAATATACGCTAAAAGTTGGAACGCAGATGGCACAATTCGCACAATCGTTTTTAAGCCAGTTTCGCATGATACTGTTAGCAATTTATCGCATGATACTGAAAAATTGAAATTTGACCTATCAGACGAGTGCACAGGTGCATTTATGCAGAAGTTTGATGAACTTTTTGGGAAGATTGAACAGATAGAAAACCGATTAGATAAAATTCCAAGCAGTCAAAGAAAAACTTCACAGGTAAAAAAGGAGAGTGATCCAGAATGAATCCGGCACAATTATTGTTAAATCAAATGATGAATTCTCCGCAGGTTCAAAACAATCCTATGGCAAAAAATGCCATGCAAATGTATCAAAGCGGAGATACAGGTGGACTTAAGACAATGGCAGAGAATCTCTGTAAAGAAAGAGGAATTACGGTAGATGAAGCAAAACAGAAAGTTATGAGCATGTTTAATCATTAGTACATTTTGGGGTGCGCGCAAAATAACCGGTTATCCCATTTGTAAATAGATCAGATGGAGGTAAACAAAATGTTTAATGGAAATGCAATGCCTAGTCTTGCTGATATTGCAGCAGTGACAGGAAACGGAAGAAACAATGATGGCATGTGGGGCGGCGATGGCTGGTGGGCTATCATTATCTTCGCTATGATTTTTGGCTGGGGCGGCTTTGGCGGCAATGGCTGGGGAGGAAACGGAGGTATGGGAGCGACAGCATCTGCATACACCGACTCTGCAATTCAGCGTGGTTTTGACACGCAGGCTATCATCGGAAAGTTAGATGGTATCACAAATGGTCTCTGTGATGGATTTTACGCACAGAATACCGCCGTTATGAACGGTTTCCATGGTGTAGACAATGCAATCTGCAACCTTGGCTACCAGACACAGCAGGGATTTAATACCACAAACGTGACACTTATGCAGGCGCAGAATGCTTTACAGTCCCAGTTGGCTAATTGCTGCTGCGAGACCAGGGAAGCTATCCAGGGTGTGAACTACAATATGGCGCAGAACACTTGCGCATTACAGAACACCATGAACAGCAACACCAGAGACATTATCGACAGCCAGCAGGCAGGAACAAGGGCAATCCTTGATTACCTGTGTCAGGAAAAGATTTCTTCCTTACAGGCAGAAAATAATGACTTAAGAAGAGCCGCATCACAGGATCGCCAGTCTGCATTGCTCACTACTGCAATGTCAGCGCAGACACAGCAGATCATCAACGCTGTAAATCCGGCTGCAATCCCGGCATATGTTGTTCCAAATCCTAACGCTTATGCGTATGGCTGTGGATGCAACACAGGATGTAGCTGCTAAAAGTAGCTGCTACACAAAATTGAATAATTGAGTATCTTAATTGAGTTTAACTCGATTATGTCTGCTGTGCAGTATTGCTTATAAACACAAAGGGCAGACTATAATGTTTGCCCTTATTTTTGAAAGAGAGGTAAATAATTATGGCAGAATTTACAGGAATTGCAATTCAAACTGTCGCGCAGGGAGAAGATGTAGCATTTACAGAAACTCCGGTATGCGCAACAAAATGCATTGTTCATAGACAGGGAAGTGGCATTGTTAAATTAAGAGGACTTACAAATCAGTGCCGGGCAAGATTTTTGGTATCTTATTCCGGGAACATTCAAATTCCTACCGGTGGCACAGTTGAAGCTATTTCACTGGCTATTGCAATTGACGGAGAACCGTTGCAGTCAACTCGAATGATTGTTACACCGGCGGCAGTTGAAAACTTCTTTAACGTTTCGGCGCAGGCATATGTGGACGTTCCTCGCGGTTGTTGTGTTACGGTAGCGGTACAGAATACGTCTACGCAGGCAATCGAAGTTCAGAACAGCAATTTAATTGCAGTCCGGGAAGCGTAAGGAGGGCGGTTTTATGGATATTAAGAGAATGCACGAAATGATCGAAAAACTGTCTGAAAGCGCAGAGTGTGAGTTTGCAAAAGGTATCGAATGTGTAGATACAGAAGAGATGGGAAAAGTCACGGACATGCTTAAAGACCTTGCGGAAGCCATGTATTACCGGACGCTTACAAAATCAATGGACGAATCAGACCCAGAGCAGGTTCTTGATATGTTTGAGCGTTACGGAGACGGCAGACGGTATTATGACCGTTACCGGTATGCAAACGGCAGATTTGCCCCAAAAGGAAGAGGTACGCGCCGCGGATATGAAGAACCGCCATACTGGCACATGACACCGGAAATGTACCGGGAAATGGAACACGACCGTGATATGGATCGTTCTTCCGGCAGAATGTATTATACCGAGCCTAAAATGACACCAGATGGTGGAATGCGTGATCGCAGAGAGGGCAAAAGCGGCATGAGCCGCAGAAGCTACATGGAAAGCAAAGAGCTTCACAAAGGCAATACGCCAGAAGACAAGGATGCAAAGATGCATGACCTTGAAAGATACATGAAAGAGCTTTCGGAGGATATGGCGGAACTTATCTCCGACATGACACCGGAAGAGCGCACAATGACAAAAAGCAAGCTGTCAACGCTTGTTTCCAAAATGTAATGGCAGGGGCAGGAATGCCCCTGTTTGTTTGAACATTGACAACTGAATATCAGCTAGTGATTTGTGGATTTGGGAATTTTTCAAAAAGGTATTGACTTTTGTGTACTCATATATTAATATTTATGTGTACCCAAAAGAAAGGAGATGAAACAGTGTCACCAAGAACAGGCAGACCGACAGATAATCCCAAAAATAACATTATAAAAGTAAGAGCAACAGAAGAAGATAGAGAAAAACTTCTATATTGCTGTGAAAAAACCGGAATGACACAATATGATGTAGTAATGAAAGGGATTGATAAGGTCTATAACGAAATAAGAGCAACCGAAGCCCTAGACAAGTAACGGTTACTCTTACACTTACAGCCACCAAAAGCGGTTGATACATGGATTATACCGCTTTTTGGAATGGTTGTCAAACAGCAAACGAAAGGCAGGAAAAATCTTTAAAAAGGTATTGGCATTATGAGTTCCAATAAATATAATGAGATTGTGGAACTCAATAAGTGAGGTGGTAAAAATGAGTCCAAGAACAGGCAGACCTAAAATAAATAATCCGAAAAGCAATGATGTAAAAGTTAGGCTTGACGATAAAACCACAAGCGAGTTAGATAAATATTGCATTGAAAATAACATTACAAGAGCAGAAGCAATTCGCAGAGGTATTCATTTACTTTTAGGCAAGGAAAAAGAGTAACTTACACCATAGACAAGTAGAAGTTACTCTTAAAACACCAATCCGCAAGGACTGATAAATATATTCTATCATTTCCTTGCGGAAAATCAAGTATTTTTTGAAAGAAAGGTAGATTATTATGAGAGAACTGTATATTGAAGAAATTACAAAAAATCTGAATTTACTTAGCGAACACTTTTTAAGATGTGTCTGGATTTTTACAAGTAACCTTGCATCTGACAAGAAAGGCGGTACAAGATGAAAGAACAGTTAATTACAGAAATTCAGAACATACAGGACGAAAAATTTTTGCAGTTTATTTTGAACACGATACTTTCATTTAAACAGAAATGGGGGATTTGCTGATGAACGATATTCAGATGAAACAATTAGAGCAAACTCTAACCAGCATGGAAGTTGCGGAAATGGTCGAAAAGACACACGCAAACATGTTACGAGATATCAAAAGGTACTGTAAACAGATGGAACAAAACAATATTACAGGTAAAATCAAAATTGATGTGGCTGATTTCTTCAGAGAAAACACCTATAAGGACGAGCAAGGGAAAGAACGCCTATGTTTTGACATTACCAAGAAAGGTTGCGAATTTATCGCCCACAAGTTGACCGGAGTAAAAGGAACGGCTTTCACAGCTCAATACATCAATCGCTTCCACGACATGGAACAGGCTCTGAAAAATCCGCAGGCTGAAATTACGGAGAAAGACCCGTTTGCACGCTGGAGCATCGTAAAAAAGATAGAGAGTGGTAAATGGTTTAATAAAAATAACTGGAAACTCAAAATTATCTGTGACCGGTTCGGATGGACGAGAAAATTTTTATATCACAAAATTCTTGTGGAATTGTCTGACTTACATAACTTAGAACTTGTGGAAAAGTTCTATACAGTCACATATGGGCATAAACCGGAGTACAAGATGGACTTGCTAGACTACAGCAAAGAACTTGCTGGAACAGCAACAAGGTACATTAATTATTTGTTGGTTGAAGAGCAAGAAGAATAACTTTAAATTTAGAAATCACTGGCTGATATTTGGCTGGTGGTTTCTTTTTTTGGAGGTAAATATGTTTGTGATAAATGGTATTGAATGGGAAATAAAATTTGTCCGCGGTGCAAGCAGTAAGCTGATGCGATCTGATGGCTCTATCAGCCTTGCTGTGACAGATTGGAACAACAGGGCTATATATGTTTCAGATAAACCGAAAAATGGTTATTTGCGCAAAATACTAGCCCATGAGCTTTGCCATTGCTTTTGTTTTTCCTATAACATTCATATGCCGATTGAGCAGGAAGAGTATCTCGCGGACTGGATAAGCCTGTACGGTACTGATTTGATTTATCTTTTGGATGATCTGATGTCAAACATTGATTGGAGGGCAGCATAGTGGACAAAATAGATGAATTGCTGCGGTATATTCACAGAACAAACCCGGAAATGACAAGGGAAAAGCTGATA